CGGTTTTGCCTAAGCAAAAATTATACTTGCTTGATATTCAATACTTTAGGTATTCCGTTTTGCTTAGGCAAAATTTATAGCCTTTATTTTGCTTAGGCAATTTGCTTAGGCAAAATAATTAAACCATTGATAATCAATGTGTTGCGATTTTTGCCTAAGCAAACCACATTTTGCCTAAGCAAACCACATTTTGCCTAAGCAAAAATTATACTTGCTTGATATTCAATACTTTAAGTATTCCGTTTTGCTTAGGCAAAATTCCCTCGCGCACGCGCATAATGCGCACACGCGCGTATATACTCACTCTATATATAAAATATTATTAAGTATAAGTATATGAAATAGGGGGTATGGGGGAAAGAACACGCTAACTTCGATTTTGAACGAAACGAAAAAAGAGTGCCTATTTCTGACACTCTTTTTCCTTATCCATTTGCCTTTTCAAGTCTTTCTCTGATTTCATACGCTCATACAGAGGACGGTCTATTTTCACATAAGCCTGTCCGTTTAGTTTTGCATCAAGAATGACATCAAACAATTTCATTTCTTCTGTTGAATGATTGTATGTGAACAAATCGTTTGCCTCGTCTATGGATAGAAAGGCATAGTTTGCTTTGAGCATTGCCGACCTTGCTTTGGCTTTCCAAACTTTCTTTTGCTGTTTCTCCCATGATTGCACCTTTGGTTTGCGTTTCCGCTTTCTCTTTGTTGGCTGTCCTGTTGGTTGGTAGATACCATTGTTTGCAGTCTGTCGCTTACCATACGCCCAAAGCAGACCAACGAAAAAGATAATCACAAGTACGGCTATCATTCTTCAAACATCTTTCCGGCACCCAACATTAGCCATTTGGCATTTACTCCAAAGTCCTTTACCATTGGGTACATCCACGAAACTTGAAACCATCCTCTATCCAAGTCCTTGCGGTTGGCTATGAGGTTGCGCCTGTCAATCTCATACAGGCGGCAATAGGTATTTACACCTCGTATCTTTTTCATCGCTATTATCGCATCAAGAGCGCAATAAAAGCGTTCCATTATCTGTTTGCTTACTGGTGTATTCATAAATCATCTGCTGCTTGATTTATCTTTGCACGTTCTTCTTTCGCTTTTTGAATTTCTAATTTTGCGTCTTTATATACGAAAACGCTATATTTCCCATCATTTAGAAAATCCAACTCAACATTTTCAGTAAGCCAAATATAGTTTTCTTTGAATTTGTTGATTTGAACATAAGCATTCCCATAGGCAGAGCGGAATATATCAAATAATTTTGTTCCGTATTGCTTTTTTGCAGATGCAGCAATTGAACATACTAAACCTTTATATTCTTTTACCAATATAAAAGATAGTTTTACCTCACCACCTATATGCAACAAAGTTGAGTCCGACACCTCATAACCACCATCTTTAGCTACAAGCATCTCTTTGTACTTTGATATGCTATCTCCTAAAACAATTCCCTTGAAGCCTTTCTTTTCGTCAAGGTAGGCTGTTGTTCCCTTTTGGGCATAGCAACCCAAAGCCACAAGATAAAATGCTAAAAAGCAAAAAATAAATCTTTTCATACGTTCTTTGTTCTTAATTGTTCGACATCTGCTTTCAACTCTTGCAGTTCCTCAAAGGGCAAGCCTTTAATCTTTGCTGTTGTGATAGCCTTTTCCAGCTCCACCAGAACTTCTAAGCTCTTTTCTGAATTTACTTGGTGTATGCTTTGCTTGCAAAGCTCAATCACCATACGATAGTATTCTTTCATATCACTTTGTTTTTATGTTAATACTTGGGTACTTTGCCAAATGGAGTTACCCTACATCTGCAACAGTGGCATTGCCGACCGTTTGGACAGTTCCCTTTTTGGCTACCTCCAACAAAGCCTCTAACTTCCCTATTTGGCGGTTGAGTTCGGCAATCTCTCTGTCTTTGTCGGCAAGCAAGCCGTAGGGCGCAATTTGCTTTTCATTCATCATGCGCACAATCATAGAGGAAAAAGCCTCGCCTCCTGCTGTGATGAAATCAAGGCTATCCTCGTTTACTTGGACTTGCTTGTTTGCAGTCTGCTGTGCTACCTCGTTTTCGTCTGTGAGCATATCGTATTGACCACCCATAAGCCAATTTTCGTTGAATATGTTGCCATACGCCTTATTAAAGCGTTGGATAAACTTATCTGTTAAATACTTCACATCGCCTTTTAACGCTCTTGACAAGCTGGATTCTGTTGCACCCATTTGTTCTGCTATATCCTGTTGCTTGTGTACTCTGCCAATACTTTTCAAGTAATCTATGGCAGTTGCTATTCTTTTTACTTTAATATCAATCATAATTGTTAATAATTGTTATTATCAAAACTTTTCTTGCTATTATGTTTGCTATAACAAAAATAGTTGCTATCTTTGCACCACAACAAGTTTAATAGTGTTGCAAAGATATAAAATTATGTCTGTAAAACACACTAAATCAGTTAGAAAATGAAGTATAAGAAGAAATCTGTCTTTCGGCAAATGTACGATGCACTGCCAACGGAACGCCCACAAGCTCCAAAAACAGCATGGGTGAACGACATAGCAGCAGTGGCAAAGGTACATCCCACGACTGTAAGGTGTTGGCTTGCTGGAACACAGAAGCCAGACGAATTGAGAACTGACATTATCGCTAAACACCTTGGCGTTAGTGCAAAAGAATTGTTCAACTCTTAAAAGTACACGACAATGAAAAGGGACACTTTGGTAAACTTTATCGGTATGTGTGTTTGGGGTGCAATCGCCCTGTGTTGCACGATTACCATGTTTCTAAATTGGGGACACATCATTTTCGCCCTTGCTGGTTGGGCATTTGCTTGGCTTTGTTATGTGGAGAAAGAGTATTGCACCGAAAGCGTAAGAGATTATTTCAAGCGTAAAAGGAGGGCATGATATGGCTATTACGATGGAGTTGTATGAATTGAAAAACATCTGTAAGGAAATGGCGGCTTTGGGTGCTGCCACAATAGTACAGAGCAACGCACCAAGCAAAGACTTGGTTTCGCAGCGTGAGGCATATCGCTTGTTTCAAGAAATGCGAGTGAGGCGGTGGGTTGAGCAAGGTCTTATAACTCCACAACGTAACGGTGCTGCCCCCAACTCAAAGCGTTTCTATTCAATGGCAGAGTTGCAATCGCTCAACAATGCGGAAACATTAAAAACAATCATCAACAGATAAGAAACTATGAACAGGATTAGCAGATTTATCTCTGCCTATCTGAAAGGCAGACAAGAACGCAAAGCCGAACAACGTAAGGCGGTGATGCAGAATGAGTCTTTGAAAGTAGTGCAAGTAATGGAGTTCCAAAAGCAGCTTTACATTTGCTACAACAACATTCCGCTTATTGACATTCGCTATGTGGAGAATGTGCAAACAGTGCTGAATGACGCTCGCACAATCAGAGAAAAGTATATCGAAAGTAATAACATCAAATTTGGCGCAGAATGAAGAAAATTTTATTGAAATCCCTTTCCCTTGTCAATTTCAAGGGTGTCCGTGATTTTAGCATTGCTTTCAATGACGGCATTACAACCGTGTGCGGAGATAACGGCACAGGCAAGACAACGCTCTATGATGCGTATTTGTGGCTGTTGTTCGGCAAGGACAGCACAGGCAGAAGTGACGGTGCTAACGGCTTTAATGTAAAGACCACAGGCGAGGATGGGAAGCCAATCTACCGTTTGGAACATTCAGTTACTGCCGTGCTTGAAGTGGACGGAAAGGAAATCAAACTGCAACGCTCACTGGTTGAGAAGTGGCAGAAAGTGAACGGCACAACCGATGAAGTGATGAAAGACGAAACACAGTATTTCATCAATGATGTGCGCACAGGCACGAAGAAAGAGTATCAAGCTGAAATATCGGAGATTATACCCGAAGATGTGTTCCGCATGATAACCAATCCTTACTACTTTACATCATTGAGTGCGGAAACGCAAAAAGATATGTTGCTTGAAATGGTTGGCAACATTGATGATGAAGAAGTGGCGGCTACCGACCCCGATTTTCTTGCATTGCTTGACCAAATCAACGGCACAAGCCTCGCAAAGTGGGCAAGAGAGATTGCGGCTAAGAAAAAGGCTTGCAATGATGCACTTGCCACCATTCCCGCAAGTATCGAAACGGCACAGAAACTTATGCCAGAAAGTGAGGAATGGGCGGTGCTTGAAAAGCAGTTGAAAGAAGTGCAAGACCGTGTTAAGGAGATTGACGCACAGATTGCCGACAAATCCGCTCTGAACGATGAGGCATATAAGCGCAAGATGGCACTTATGAAACAACAGGCTGACAAGCGTATAAAACTGCAAGACCGTGAGAATACTATCCGCATGGAAACCAACGCAGCGCACAACAAGGCACTTTCCGATATTCAGCAAATGAAAAACGAGTTGTCAATCAATCAGAAGAACTTGGATAGCTACCGCAACGACAAAATGAACGTGGACGGCAAGATTGATGAACTCAACGGCAAACTGGTAGAAATGCGTGAGCAGTTCAAGGCTGTTGCAAAAGAGCAGTTCCCAGAGCCGAGCGGTGATGTGCTTGTGTGTCCGACTTGTGGCGAGCCTTACAAGGGCGAGAACTTGGAAAATGCCATTGCAAAGTTGCGTGGTAACTTTGAGCAAAGCAAATCCAAGCGACAGAAAGATATTCAGACCAAGGGCAAGCAATACAAAGCCGAATACGACAAAGCCGTGGAGCAGCAGACCAAACTAACAGGTCTTATTGCCAAACTTGAAGATGATGCACTTGAAATAAAGGGCAATATCACAATCAAGAAAAACAACATCCCTGTTGCTGGCAACGCTGACGAGGCTATTGCCAATGATAAAGAGTGCATAGGGTTACGCAACGACATAGCAGAAATCGCCAATCAGTTGCAAGTTGAGGTGCCTCAAGCCGATGTGTCGGAACTGCAAAGCGAGAAAGCCGACCGCAACGCTGCCATTGCCGAAATAAACAAGCGACTTGGCAAACGTGCGATGATTGAGCGAGTAAACAAGGAAATTGCCGACCTTGAAGAAAAGCGCATAGCCAACAATCAAGCCAAGGCAGACTTGGAGAAATGGGAAGATGTGTATTTGCGCTTTCAGAAAGCCAAAGATGAGGTTCTCATGCAACGCATTAACGGCTTGTTCAATGTCGTTTCGTTCTCATTCGTTAAGGAACAGAAGAACGGAGGCGAGAAAGTAACTTGCTATTGCATGGTGAACGGTGTGCCTTATGCTGATGTCAATGCCTGTGGCAAGGTAAACGCTGGCTTGGATATTATCAACGCTATATGTGCCACAAAAGGCATATCAGCACCCATATTCATAGACAATAGGGAGAGCTTTAACCAGATAATCCCAACAATCTCACAAATCGTGAACTTGAAAGTGAGCAACGACAAACAACTTACCATTAAAGCATAATTCGATATGGAAGAACAAAGACAAATGACAGCACAGCAACCGCAACAAAGCGGTGCTGTTGCACAAAAGCCACAAGCGAAGAACTTAGACACGCTGAAAAGAGTGCTTAACGCTGATTCCGTGATGGCGCAATTCAAGAACGCACTTAGCAAGAACGCATCTACATTCGTGGCTTCGCTGATAGACTTGTACAGTTCGGACAGCAAACTGCAATTGTGCGACCCTAACCAAGTGGTGAAAGAGGCTCTGAAAGCAGCAGTATTGCACTTGCCTATCAACAAGGCTTTGGGACAGGCTTTCATCATTCCGTTCTACAACACGGTAACGGATGCAAAAGGAAACAAGGTTAAGAAGTATGAGCCAGTATTTCAGATAGGCTACAAAGGCTTGTATCAGCTTGCAATGCGTACAGGCAAGTATGCTATCATTAACGCTGATGTGGTGTACGAGGGCGAGTTACAGCGTGTGTCTAAGCTGACTGGTGAGATTGATGTTGAGGGACGCAAGGTTTCAGAAAAGGTTGTTGGCTACTTTGCCTACATTCAGTTGGTGGACGGCTACCACAAGGCAATCTATATGTCGGTTGAAGATATGGCGGCACACGCCAAGCGTTACTCAAAGGCTATTGCTTTCAACAGAAGTGTTACGATAGAAACATTGCTCAATCTCGCCAAGCTGTCTGTCAATGCCGACAGTTCACAAGTAGGCTGGCAAGGTAACTTTCACGCAATGGCTATCAAGACCGTGTTACGCAACCTGTTGGGCAAGTATGGCTATCTGACGGTATCATTGCAAGAGGGCATTGCAACGGATGCACAGAGCGACACAGACGAAAAGCAAGTAATTGTTGCCGATGCACAGGCGGTAGAAGTCGTTGATGATGCAAACGTGGAGTATGAAGAAGTTGGCAATGCGCCACAAATCGAAGATAACACAGAGGAAAAAGAGCCAGACCCCGGCTTTTGATTAACCAAGTGAAGTATGGAGTTGAAAGTGTTAGGTTCAAGCAGCAACGGCAATTGCTACATTCTTGACAACGGCAAGGAGGCTTTGCTACTTGAGGCTGGTGTTCGTTTCCAAGAAGTGAAAAAGGCTTTGGGGTACAATCTCCGAAAAGTCGTAGGCTGTCTTATAACCCACAGGCACAACGACCACGCCAAGTATATAAAGGCAATGGTGGATAATGGCTTTCACACGTTGGCTTTGGCTGATGTTTGGGAAAACAAAGGCGTATGGGGTTCACGCTCTGTTGCCATTGTTCCCAAACACGGCTACAAACTTGGTAGGTTTAAGGTGTTGCCGTTCAACGCTTGCCACGATGTGCCTTGTGTCGGCTACCTCATAGAACACCCCGAATGTGGGCGGATAATGTTCCTCACTGACAGTTGCGAATGTCTTAGCCTGTTTCCACGGCTTAACCACATCCTGATTGAGTGCAACTATTCAATGGCAAAACTCATTGAGGCTGTCAATGCTGGAGTAACGCCCAAAAGTCAAATAGACCGCTTGCCAAACTCGCACATGGAACTGCAAACGTGCAAGTCGGTACTCTCTGAATTAGACCTTGCCAATGTGTTCAACATAGTGCTTTTGCACTTGTCAGACCACAACAGCGACAGGTTGAGATTTGTATCTGAAATCGAAAGGCAGACAGGCAAAGCCGTGTATGCTGCCGCTCCAAATATGGATATTGACATTACAAAGTTCTGATATGGCAAAGGTCTTGGTTGAAAAACGAAAAGGATTGTTCACGTTACAACCGCTCTACGAATGGTTTAGGCAAGTGTGTGACGGAATGTATAGGATTGAGGTTAAGCGGATGCGCAAGCCACGCTCAAACGACCAAAACGGATGGCTGTGGGGTTGCATATACCCCATGCTGCTTGATGCACTCTTGGAGGCTGGTTGGGAGTTTGTGAGTGTTGAGCAAGTACACGAATACTTCAAGAATATGCTTGCCAAGGACAGTGTGGTAAACAGGCATACAGGCGAGATTGTGGAGTTTCCGACATCAACTGCAACAATGGACACGCTGACATTCTCCACCTATTGCGAGAAACTGCGTGAGTATGGGCGTGAATACCTTGGAATTGAAATACCCGACCCCGATAAATATAGGAGAACAAGCGATGATACAAGTACCTAACAACGTGGTTAATGACTTGGTAAGGCACATTCCGATGATTTTAGAGTTGTTGCCCAAGGACACAAGTACAAGGGTGTACAACGCAATGAGAATAACAAGAAAGAACATTCAGAAACTTAAAAGATTAAGCGATGAACAACGAAAGCAAAAAGATTGAGGTGAGCGAAAGCAACCTTAAAGCTGCCTTTGAAGTGGCAGACGAAAGTACTAAGAAAGTGCTTGTGGCTCTGTTTGGTAAGATAGAGCCGACAGACGATAACAAGCCAAGTCTTAAAGATTACAAGTCTATACGCTCTTATGCGGATGCTTGCAAGGCTTTGGGCGAAAGCGTAGATGAAGAAACGCTGTCAAAGGCTGGTGTGCCTAAGCACATAATCGCCCAAATGAAATTGGAGCTGATTTGCAAGGCTCTTTGGGGTGGCGAGGTTAAGGTATATCCCGACCCCGATGGAAATTGCATTTACTGGTATCCTTGGTTTGCACTTTACAACCAAAGTGAGATTGACGGTATGAGCGATAAAGAAAGGGGTTTGCTTCTGTCTGCTCATGCGGATGATGGTGCGAATGCGGGTTTCGGTTATCTGTATGCGAATAGTCGTTCCTCGTACTCGGGTGCGCACAGTGGCTTCCGCTTGTGCCTTGACACAGAAGAAAAGGCTGAATACTTTGGCAAACAGTTCTTGGAGCTGTGGGCGGAGGCAATAGCTTTCAATTTCTCTGTGGGTGAACGCTTGAAGTAAGTTTAACCAAAACAAGATAAGTTATGCAAGATTTAATGTTTGCTGATGAACCCGTAGAGAAAAGGGAACAGCTATTGCGTGACAACTGCGACCAAATTGTGGAACGTAGCTACACACGCAAGTTTGAACAGCACGAAGTGAACGCAAGGCGTGAAGAACTTGAAAACGTGTCTATCCAAGTGGCAGAGCTTGAAGATAAACTCGCTGAAATCAGAGCCGACTACAAGGGACGCATAAAGCCGTTGCTTGAAAGACGAGGCTTAATCCTTGATGAACTTAAAGCAAGAGGCGAGTATGTAAAGGGCGATTGTTTCAAGTTCGTAGATGTGGACGAGGGAAAGACTGCATTTTATTCGCCAGAGGGTTACAAGTTGGAGGAAAGACCGATTACCCCCGAAGAAAGACAGCGTACCGTTATGCAATTCGTGCGTAGAACAGGAACAGAAGATTAAGTTATTCACCAAGTAAAACAACAAAACAATGGAGCAAAACAATGAAAAGATTGCCGTTAATATCGGCAACTACACAGGCGAAAAGCCTATCGAAGTAATACTGCGTGAGGGTGTTGCACCCAAAGTTCAGCAGTTGGAGTTGAAAGAACCCGAAAGTATCAACGTGACAGGCGTACTCTCCACGCCTCTTGACTGGCTCACAAAGCGAATTGACACTATCGAACAGAAGAAAGCCAATATCGTAGTGAACCGTGAGGAAATGACAATCACGCTCACAATCAACGAAAGCGATTACTACACTAAGTCCACGTTTGTAGGCAAGGCTGCCTATTCGGAAATCTTTGAGAAATTCCACATCAACGATGAAAAGATGGGTTGGATTCCCGCAAAATTGGGTCAGTTCTTGCGCCTTAACCGTGCCGTATTCGCTGACAAGAGCGAGAACATGAAACTTGTATCTGCCCTCAAGAACTTCACTGCAAATGCGAAGTCGGAGATTGAGAAGCAGCGTGACCCGTCTGGAAGTCGTGCCGATGTGTACCGTACACAGGTGGAAAGCAATCTGCCCAAGAGTTTCACGGTGAACCTCTCCATTTTCAAGGGTACGGAGAAAACGCCTATTGAGGTGGAGTTTGACCATTACCTTAAAGACGGTGATGTGTTCTTACAGCTTGTATCGCCTGGTGCAAAGGAAGTGGCAGATGAATACCGTGACCGTTGCATTGATGATGTGCTGGCTAAAATTCGTGAGATTGCGCCCGACATTGCAATCATGGAAGCATAACACTTAGCGTATGGCAGACAAGCGGAAATACTCACTTATGCCTTTTGATACGAGGGTGTGGTTGTCAGACCCTCGTATCAATACCCTTTCGCTCATGGCAAAGGGCGTGTGGGTAACAATGCTCTGCTATATGTGGGAAAGTTCCCAACGTGGTATGCTTGTAAAGCCTAACAACACACCATACACATTAAATGAGTTGGTAGTGTTGTTGGGTCTTACAGACGATGAACCATTACAGGAACTCATAGATTGCGGTGTGCTGTCGTTAAACCACAAAGGCGTGTACTATTCTGCCGACATGGTTAAACAGGCTGATATAAGCGAGAAAAGGCGCAATGCTGGCAAGAAAGGCGGTGATGCAATGAAACAACGGCTGACTGAAAATGACAAAGCACCGTTCACAGAGAAAGAAAACGATGTTGTGCCACCAACCCCAAAAGAACCGCCACCCAAGCATACACAGCAAGAACAGCCTTTGCTATTCTCCAACGATACAGGCAGCGAGGATGTACCGCCACCACTCACAGAAAAGCAAAAGCAACTGATTGAGAAAAAGAGAAAGTACCACTATGCCGAATGTGTTACACTTACCCGTGATGAATATGCCAAGCTCTGTGCGGAACACACGGAAGATGGCGCAAAGCGGATGATTGAAATGCTTGACAACTATAAAGGCTCAAAAGGCAAGCGGTACAAAAGTGATTACAAGGCTATCCTCAATTGGGTAGTGGATAAGTACAACGAAGAATATTTAAGATATGGAACTCAACGGCAAACCAATTCTATTGCCCCAAACACAGGAAGAGGCATTGAAAATAATACGAGATATGCAAGCGGAGCGTTACCACTTGACCAAACAGCGGTCGGAGGCTCTGATAGCACAACACAGGAGGGCTACTCTGAAAGGTTTTAGATATGACCTTACAGACTCTCACGAATACGCACAACACGTTAATCTGATTGTCAGCATTGGCAAGAACTATATGCTGCGTGAGTTTTCGGATTTCGTTGTTGATGAACACAACTCCAAGGTGTTGCGTTTCTTGACCTACTACTTTAACAACTGCATTTTGGCTGAAAACGTGTTCCCCGATGAAGATTACAAGCTCCACAAGAACATCTTGCTTGTCGGTGAACCCGGCACGGGCAAGACCATGATAATGCAAATCTTTTCGGACTACCTTAGAGCGACCAATAACGAGAACTATTTTCGCAATATCAGCATGACCCAACTAATGAACTACCACAAGGTATATGGGCATATTGACAAGTACACATACAATGAGCAGAAAGGCGCAAGCACACAAGAGGCTTATGATGGTGTTGCTCCATTCGGAGTGTGCCTTAACGACTTGGGACTGGCTACCGAAAAACAAAAGAGTTTTGGAACGCTGCTAACACAGATAACCGATGAATTTCTGTTTGCTCGCTACGAGATATACCAACAGTACGGCAAACGCTATCACATAACAAGCAATCTGACGGTGCGAGAACTGAAAGAACGCTTTGAGAAACGACTGATTGACCGTTTCAAAAGTTTCAACGTGATAGAGTTGCACGGTGGAAGTAGGCGAAAGTAGCGTTTTTTATTTACTTACTAAGTGTGTTTGATGAACAATGTTAGAACAGACGGAACATAAATTCAATTACAATTGGACGCTGAAAAATGCCAATTTCACAAAAGATAAAGGCACGGTATTCAGTTGTTTTGCTTGTGGGGGGGGTAGTTCTATGGGGTACAAATTAGCTGGCTTTGATGTGGTTGGATGCAACGAAATTGATAAGCGTGTTATGGACTTGTACGAGAAAAACCACCACCCACGATATGCCTTTCTTGAACCGATACAGACATTCAAGGAAAGAACTGCATTTCCTGATGCGTTGTACAACCTTGACATTCTGGACGGCTCGCCTCCTTGCTCCACATTCACAATAGCAATGGCAAGGACACGACAGGAAACATGGGGAAAGGAAAAGCGTTTCAGAGAGGGACAGACAGAGCAAGTGCTTGATACGCTATTCTTCGATTTCATAGATGTTGTACGCAAGTTGCGCCCAAAGGTTGTTATCGCTGAAAACGTGAAAGGATTGCTCCAAGGTGCTGCCAAGAAATACGTTCAACGTATTCACATGGAGTTTGAGGATGCGGGTTATACCTGTCAGCATTTCTTGCTTGATGCGCAATACATGGGTGTGCCACAGCACAGGGAACGTGTTTTCTTTGTATGCCTTAGAAACGACCTCATACAGTATGTACCGACCGCACACACATTGTTTGACACATACCCTTTAATCAATCTGAATTTTGACGAAAAGCCTATAACGTGCGAGGATGCACACCTCACACTTGGCGACCCGATAACAACACCTTGCTACATTGACGAATACAAGCGGTTGAAAAATGGCGAAGAAACAAAATACCAACAATGCGCCTTAGTAGATAAGGACATGGTACACCCCACAATATTAGCCGGGTATCGGCAAAAAGCCTCGCCTATGCCAAGTTGGGGCATGAACTGGCTTTCAAACGAAAGTGTATGCAAGGTGTCCTCATTCCCCACAGACTACGATTTTGGCAACCAAAAGCCATATTACGTTTGCGGAATGAGCGTACCGCCTGTAATGATTGCGCAAATCGCAAGTAGAGTTTACGAACAATGGTTATCCAAAATTAAAACAGCATGAAAAAGAATGTAATACTGATGTTGAACAGAGTGTTTCCCGTAAAGCACAAGAAAGAGGGAAAGCCTACGATGTTTGCAAACTTGCTCTACGCAAGCCACAAAATACATACCGTGCGTGTGGATGCAAGCGGATTGTGGGCAAAGCGGTGTGAGGAAGTGAACAGCGGAAAGAAAATACTTTCTGTGCGTGAATGGACGGAAAGACCTTACCGCTCGGAACAGCGAGAGTTGAAGAAGTTAAGCCAGATAGGATTGCAATACATAACTATGACATATTCGTCTGATGATGCGCTGCCTCAGTGCTGGATTGACAACAAGCGTGTGCCTGTTGAGGATGTGGCAAGCAATGACGGGTTGAGTGTTGATGATTTCGTGGATTACTTCTTTGGCAAGTGCGGATGCAAGAGCAACGTGTTTGAGGGAGTGATAATCCACTTTACAGATTTCAGATACTGACTATGAGCGCAAATGTTTTTGATGCGGAAGATTTACGCAAGGCAAGGCGTGAGTTGCAAAAGTATAATGCTATGAGTAGAGAAGAATATAAAAATATACTCGGTGAAGAAATATGCAAGTTCTGTCCGTGGCGCAATGGCGATATAGACCATAGAGCGGATGGATTGTGCGAGGGTATTTGGTGCGATGATGCAATGGATAATTTCATTGAGGAAAACGAAGAATACTTTGATGATGATGAATGAGCCACTGGTACTGAAGAACTGCACTTGCTACAATTGCGATTGCATGGATGTGATGAAATATATGCCAGACAACAGCGTGGACTTCATACTGTCTGATATTCCATACGACTTGGATTTGAACGGTGGAGGCTCACATGGGGACTTTTGCACAAGAAAGCAAATCCAATCACGCAAGAACAGCTCGCTTTATTTCGTGTCGCAAGGTATTGACTATGACAAGGTGTTTGGCGAGTTTGAGCGGATTTGCAAGGGTGTGAACATCTGCGTGTTTTGCTCCAACAAACAGATAGGGCGCATAATGACATGGTGGGAAAACAAGGGGTATGTGGCAACCTTGCTTGTGTGGGATAAACCGAACCCTATGCCGTTGGGCAATGGCTGCTACATCAATAACCTTGAATTTATCGTATATGTGCGCTCCAAGGGTGTAACGTACAACAACCTCGGTTATGAACTGCAAATGAAAACCTTTCACGACCAACCGCCACAGGCAAAGAACAGGCTACACGAAACGGAAAAGCCAATTAATCTGTTACGCCACCTGTTGATGTTGCACTCCAACGAGGGTGATGTGGTGTTTGATGCGTATGCTGGCAGTTTTTCAACAGCCATTGCGTGTTACAAGGAGAAACGCAAGTTTATAGGATGTGAGATATTGCCCAAATACTTTGAAAAGGCGATGAAACGGCTTGAATGGGAACAAAGAACGCAATATTTATTCTAATAAAAACAATCTTAATATGGAAGTGAACGCAACAAAGCGCACAGACCTGTTTCTGATAGACCCAAGAAACATTGTCGTAATGGAGGGTTTCAATGTGCGTAGAGATTTTGACTTGGAAGAACTCAAAGAACAGATAAAGGCAAATGGAGTGCTTAACCCTGTTACTGTTATCCCCTACAAAGAGGATGGCGTGGAGAAATACAAGCTGGTGGACGGTGAAAGACGATACCGTGCCACAATGCTTGCAATATCTGAGGGTGCAAACATTCCATTCATCAAGGCACTTAAAGCACCGAAAGGCGCAACAACCGAACAGCTCTACATTGAGCAGATGATGCGCAACGAGGGTAAGCGTTTCTCCGAATTGGAATGTGCCATAATGTTTAGGCGGTTCAAAGAAGAATTTGGCTACTCACAAGTTGAGATAGCCGAAAAGTTCAAGAAATCGCCCGCATTTATCAGCAAGTGCCTCTCGCTGTTGGACTTGCCCCAATACTTGCAAGACAAGATAGCCACTGGCGAGTTGTCGGCAATGGCAGCAAGAGAGATAAGCAACAGCTACACACATGAGAGCGACCAAGTGAGAGCAGCGAAAACAGCGTTGAGAACTGCAAAAGCCAATGGTCGTGCCACTGCCACCAACAAGGAAGTGCAAAGCTCCCTCAAGGAGGCGAAACAGGCAAAAGCCATTGCGGATGCGCTGCGTAATGTGTGGGCGTATTTGGACGGTGAAAAGATGATTGATGTTGATAAGCTCATTACGTTGCTTGACAGCACAAGCAGCTTGCACTCGGCAATGAAAGAATATAAAAATGCAAAGTAACATGGGAAAGAAAGACAGGAATACGCCTCTTCGTTTACCTCGTAAACTCAAAAAGGACATTATCAAAGTGGCGGGGCGTGATAGTTTTTACAGGGTTATGTACATTATGACCTTACAGTATGTAAATACAGGTAATCAGTATATCAAAATCAAACGTGGCAATGGCTAAGATAATTGGAAAGGCTTATATCGGCATAGACACGGGAACACATACAGGCGTGGCTATATGGGGAAGTGGGCAGTTTCTCTTGCTTGAAACAATGTCTATACACAAGGCAATGAAGATTGTGAATGAGTATGTCCAATCGGGTATTGAGGTAGTTGTGCGTGTCGAAGACCCACGGCAAAGAACATGGTTCGGAACAGAGAGAATGAGCCGTGAGCAAGAACGGAAGAAACTGCAAGGTGTCGGCTCTGTAAAGCGTGATGCAAGCATCTGGGATGATTTTCTTTCAGACTTGTGCAAGACGAAAAGAAATGTCAAGTACGAAATGGTTGCTCCTAAGCGAAATGTAACCAAACTTACAGGCGAGAGTTTCAAGGCAATAACGGGCTGGCAAAGTCGCACAAATGAGCATAACAGGGATGCGGCTATGTTAGTTTACGGTCTTTAAGCAAATTTTCCGTTAAATATGTGTTTGTTAAACACAAAATTAGTATCTTTGCAAAGTACATTCACCAAGTAAATCACAACGGTATGACAACGGCAATAATTAGCATAGCAACGGCTTTACTCCTTTTCGGTGTCCTTTATCTGGGCGGCTGGGAATGGATAGGCGAAAAGGTGGCGCAACTGCTGCCTAAAGCACCGCTGACAGCGGGCGAAAAGGTGGTTATATTCCTTAATGGCGAGTACAACCGCACAGCAACAATCACAAAGGTTGGTGCCGAATACCTGTATATCTATGGAGGTTCGGTTAAGCTGCCCATTGATTACAGAGGGCGTTTCTATGGTTATGGCGTTGATACCAACGATGGAAGTCGGATTGTGTTCCTCAAATACAGGAAACACTACCGCCTTGTACGCTTGGCTGAATACATACGCAAATGTTTCTGTGTAATTGAGGACGAGGATAACCTTGTCCCCGATTGCATGGACAACACTACTGACAAGGAAGAAAGCGAGGTGAGCGATGAATGTTGAACAGATGAAGTACCGCAAGGTTTCGGACTTGCACCCATTGGCAAGCAACCCTCGCAAGATTACAAAGGCAGAGTTTGACCGCTTGGTGGACTCTATACGCATTAACGGCTTTTGGGAACATCAGCCTATGGCGTTGGAGGAACAGGACGGACAACTTGTAGTGTTGTCTGGCAACCAACGCCTCAAGGCGGTTAAGAAACTCAAAATGAAAGAAGTTCCAACCGTACTTTATTCTGACCTTACAGAAGATGAACGCATTGACATCATATTGCGCTCAAACATCAACAATGGCGATTGGGACTACAACGCTCTGACAGTAGAACCGACCTTTCAAGATGTAAACTTTGACTTTATCGGAATCACATTTCCAGACGATGAGGAAGAACAGCCAAAGAGCAAAAAGAAGACTGCAAAGACCGAACAACAGACATATGAAGAAGAAGATGATGATGAAGCCGAAAGCGAAAGCACCGATGATGAGGTGAACGACAAGGAGGCTTTCTACCGTTCCATGTATAACGATTGCTTGTATGAGAGCGACAACATCTTTGAAATTCCCAATCTTCTGCTTGAACAGCAAGCTGGCAAGGTGGAATTGCCGCTTAGTCCTTGGGGCGCAAACAGCCGACTACGCAAAGATGTAGCGACTTATCATTTCTATGTAGATGATTATCGGTTTGAAGCGTTGTTCAAAGACCCAATAAAGATACTCACAAGCGGATGCAAGGCGGTAGTAGAGCCTAATTGTAGTTGTCACGACCAAACCCCTATTGCATGGGGGCTTCAACTCATTTACAAGAAACGCTGGCTTTCTCGCTATTTCCAAGAGTGCGGAATAAAGGTGTATGCAGACCTTAACGTGAGCCACAAGTTTATAGAATACAACAAAATGGGTATTCCCAAGGGGTACAATGCTTTCTTTACCCGTGGTTTGGATGGTTGGATGGAGAGCTTGAAGTCTGACCTACAAGTAGCACAGGAGATAAGCGGGCTTGAACGCCCAAACTTGGTTGTATATGGTGGCGGTGAAGAAGTGCAAGACTTTTGCCGAAAGCACGGTTTGCTATATATTACTGATTTTATCAACGCTAAAAAGAAGTAAGTTATGGGCAGAAATGCAAACGGATTACTGAAAAGCAATACAGATAAAGGTGATTTGACTATTGGGCAGCTCGGATTGCACCCTAAAGCAATCAAGATGTTTGAGAACCCTATTAGCAGTTTATTATGGGAATACAATGACAAAGTATCAAATACACTTAGCGAATTTCGCTCCCAATTAGCTAAAGTTACAAAGCATGACACGAAAGAAATTTCAGCTTTGAAACGAGTGGTTGAACATTTCAAAGCGAACAGAGAGCAAGGCAAAAAAAAGGAGTTCGTGGACTATGTAAGGCGGTCGGCTAACAGCGTTATACTCGGACGGTATAAAGAACGCCTGTTGCATCAAGGCGGGCTTGCTTCTGATATTGTCGAAAGTTATGCGGTGCAACGTGCCAAGCGTATGCTTGTACCTCAAATTGTTAAACACTTGAAAAAAATTAACAATGGGTAGGAACAGCGGAGGCATAACATCAAGTGGTAAGGGTGGAAGTTCTGGCGGCTCCAAGGGAGCAACCGAAAAAGGATATACTGCAAAGATGGTAAAGAACATTGTCGGCATGGAACAGAAATACAGGCGCAACAAAGACGAAACATTGCACGTCTTCAACTCCAAGGGCGATATTGTTTCTTCAATAGGTGGCAAGGGCGCACAGGTGGTATTTGACCCTAAGAAGATACCCGCAAATAGTATATTGACCCACAATCACCCTCGTTCACTTGGTGAAAGTGGCATTAGACGCATTGGTAATTCGTTTTCAAGTGACGATATAAGGTCTGCCATTAAGGTAAATGCAAAAGAAATGCGAGCAGTAACCCCAACATATACGTTTTCGATAAAACGCCCAAAGGGAGGTTGGGGCGTGTCGGCAGATGAAGCGACAAAGGCATTGCGGATGCGAATAGGACAGTATCAAAACAAGGACACAATTACCTCATTCAAACAAAGTGGAATGAAAGCAACATTGCAAGAGCAGAAGTAACACATTTCCACAAGGTTATGAAAATGCTTGCCAAGAAGTACGGTTGGGATTATAGTAAAAAGAATAACTAATTATATAACTTTGCAATATGGAAGATAAAATAAAGCAAATGTTGGATGATTACGGTTTGACCGAAAGCCAACTCACAAGTGAGGAACTTGATAAGCTCAAAGAGGAAATCAAGGCAAAAGAACAGGGAAAGGTCGTGCTTGACAGCGTGCTTGACAATCCCTCATTGTTTTATCGTCTAAAAAAGTAAACGGCTATGGGAAGAAATAGTGCTGGCGTTAAGGCTGGAACCAATGACGGAGGTGGACAATACAAGGGCAAAATAAGCCGTGTTGGTTCACTCGTAGAAATGAAAGATAAAGCTATGTATAAAGCGACAAAAGAGGCTATTTCACGTTATCATGCCGTAATGGGTGTGCGCCAAAGGAATGTGAAACTTGCCGATTTGGGCGGTAGTGCATACGGAGTACACGTTACAAGGGGCGGCAAATCTGAAGCTGTGTATCTTGACAGAAAGCATTTTGACACGGGAGCGAAGAATGTTTCAAGAGAGCACGCCAAGAATTACAAGAGCGGATGGAGTACGAGCACAAATAAGCCTGTTGCCCATACGGTAACACACGAACTTGCACACGCTACATGGAACGCTCACATGACGGGCGCAAACCAAAAGGCAGCGGGCAAGGAAGTGAACGCCCTTTACAAGAAATGGAGCCGTGACAAGCGTAAGAAAGGCTATGGCAAGTATGCTACAACCAACGTGAGCGAGTTTTGGGCAGAAACAGTTACAAAAGCCGTACATGGAAAGTCTGACAAGTACACAAAGGCGGTTAAAGCTATTGCCAAGAAGTATAAACTTTAAGACATTACAAAACAACTAAATAAAAAACAATGAAAAAGATTGAACTTACCGCTGACGAGATAAAAGTTATCAAACAGCAGCTTAACGGAGAAATCGAAGTGTGGAACGCAACCGATGAACAGCAGAAGTTGCTCACAGGTGTAATTGACAAAGCCGAGGCACTCATGGAAGAAACAGATGCCTATGACGATTTGGACAATTACATGGAGGGCGGTTTGGTTGCCTGGTTCTATGATAAGTACAAGGCACAGGAACAGGCTTAGAGCAGATTAACCAAGTGAATAAATCGGGCGGTGTTTCTCGCTGTCCGATTTTATAGTTATAAAGTATGTCCAATAAACACGCTAAAGCGATAAATCAACGAATTTACAACGAATGGCACTATTTGAGAAAGGAAATAAAAAGGGCAACCGCTTCACTACCGAGAACCAACCTAAGAAACGAGGTCGGGGCAATCTTTCTGTGCTAAAATACATACAGACCACCACAGGCAAAAAGGTTAATCCTCAAAGCAGCAAAGAAGAAATACTAAAGGTAATACAACATCTGTATGAGAGTTCAACCGCAGAACTTGAACCATTGTTGAAAGACCCAACCGACCGCACCAAACCAAACAAGGACACGCCTATCTGGGTGTTGAACATCATAGCAGCCATTAACTCTGATATACGTTACGGGCGTACTTCCACTGTTGAAATGCTCTTTGACAGAGTATTTGGCAAGGCTACACAAAACATAGAGGGCGAAATCAACGCCAACGTGTCAAACAACGTGGATTTGTCGGCATTGTCTGATGAAGAACTTATACAATACAATACGCTACTTGATAAGATAAGGAACAGCGCAAAGAATGGCAAAGAATAAGAACATAACACTGCCCTTGGCTCTTGCAGTCAAAGTGGAACTATTCCGTAGAGGTCGTTTTGACTTTATAACGAGCCGTGACGGGAAGAACCATGACAAGCAACAGCAAGCCCTATCCATACTGACGGATAGCGACCATGTGGAAATCCTGTATGGTGGTGCTGCTGGTGGCGCAAAGTCGTGGACAGGTGCTGTGTGGCTTTTATTCATGTGTCTTGCCTTTGCTGGTACCAAGTGGTTTATTGGTCGTGCCGAGTTAAAGCGCATCACGCAATCTACTTATATCACGTTCAAACGTGTATGCGCCATGTATGGAGTTCCAGAAGAAATGTGGAGTTTCAACGGACAGCTAAACTATATTCAGTTCTACAATGGTTCACGCATTGATTTTCTTGACTTGCAATATAAGCCCTCAGACCCTCTTTATGAACGCTACGGCTCTATTGAGTTTACAGGCGGTTGGATAGAAGAGGGCGGTGAGGTGAACTTTGGCGCATACGATACCCTCAAGACCCGTATCGGTCGCTGTCTGAATGAGGAATACGGACTAAAGCGAAAGCTATTCATTACCTGTAACCCCAAGAAGAATTGGATGTATGATATATTCTACAAGCCATACAAGGCTAATCAGCTTGCGGAATACCGCTACTACATTGCTTGCTTGGTACAGGAAAATCCATTCATAGACCCCGACTATATAGAGGGCTTGAAGACAACCTCCGACAAGGTGAAGTTTGCCCGCCTATTTCTTGGTGATTGGGAATATGACGATAACCCCAACGCTCTATGCTCACATGATGATATATGCGCCATATTCGGAAACAAGCTGGCTTTGCGTACAGGCAAGCATTACATTACGGGGGATATTGCCCGTTTTGGTGCCGACCATGCACGTTTGGCTGTATGGGATGGATATTTCATCATTGACAAGGTTTGCTTTGCCATAAGCAAGACAACTGACATTCAAACATGGATAATCACAAAGCAAAGGAAATACCGAATACCAAATCACAGGGTGATTGTTGATGAGGATGGTGTGGGCGGTGGTGTTGTTGATAATTGCGATTGCAACGGCTTTGTCAATAACTCTACGGCTATGCAAGGTGAGAACTACCAAAACTTACAGACACAATGCGGTTATAAGCTCGCAGAACACATTAACGCCCATGAAGTAGGCATTGATGAGGATTTGGTGAGCCAAGCCGACAGGGAGCAAATAACGATAGAGCTTGAACAACTGCAAACGTGGAAAGCGGACAGTGACGGCAAGCTGAAGCTAAAGCCGAAAGAGGAAATCAAGGTGGAAATCGGTTGTTCTCCCGACTGGCGAGATATGTTTCTCATGCGCTGTTGGTTTGATTACAATGAAGTGGACATTCCAGATAACATAGAAAGAATTTTAGGTTTAACTTAACAATAACTACGATGGGCATAATTCAGACTATCACAAATGAGTTAAAGGCGGCTATCGGCTATCAGCAAAGTTTTGATGAGCTATTGACCGCTGGCGATGTGACAAGAGCGGTTGCAATGCTTAACAGCCGTTCCGAGGCTGCTTCTCGCAATCTGTTAGATTATGAGGTTGGTAGCCACAAGGTAATGGAGCGTGAAGACAGGGCGGTGTATGACAAGCAAGGAAATTTCTTGCGTTGGAGTAAGCGCAACAAAATCCCTATTCCCTATCAGAAGTACATAAACGAGATTAGCCTCGTGTTCCTGTATGGCAGACCCGTGAAGTGGACGCAGCTATCAAAGAACACAGATGATGCGTTTTCAACTTACATTGAACTGATGCGCCAAGTGCGCTTTGACAGCTCTGTGCGTCAAGCCAAGCGAGCAGCGGGTGCGGAGGGTTGTGCAGCCATTCTCTACCATGTGTACCGTGATGAGAACAACACGCCACAACTCTTACTGAACGTATTGAGCAAGAAAACCAATGATGATATATACACGCTCAAAGACCAATACGGACGGCTCAAAGCCTTTGCTTGGGGGTACTACCTTACAGAGCAAGGCAACCGCACAATACACCACATAGATGTATATACGGCAAATACAATCTATCTGTGCAAGCGTGGTAATATCGGTTGGGAAGTGCAAACCATGTTGAACCCCATCGGCAAAATCCCCGTGTTGCTGTTTGAGCAAGAAACAGAACACGCAGATGTGCAACCGATGATTGAGCGAGAGGAAAACATGGAGAGTGTGGATGCAGATGTAAACGACCGCTTCGCAAACCCAGCAATGGTTGCAACCGCTGAAATCCTAAACTCACTCCCCAAGTCAGAGGAAGAGGCAAAGCTCTTTATCCTAAAAAATGGCGGTGATGTACGTTACCTCACATGGGACCAGGCGAGCGAGAGTAAGAAAAATCAGTTTGAGAGATTGGACAAGCACATTCTTTCTAAGTCGTTCACTCCCAATATTGATTTTGACAACATGAAAAGCCTTGGCAATCTTTCAGCAAAGGCAATCCGCAAAGTCATGTTGCTTGCAGTCATAAAGGCTGAACGGCACAAGGAAAACCATGATGGCTATATGAACCGCCACGCATCTTTGATGAAAGCCATACTTGGCAATGTGCTTGACTACCGACACAAGGCAATGTATGAAGCATTGGAATTGGGGCATGAGTTCCAAGAGCCGTTTGGTGATGATGTAAGCGAAATGCTTGCCGACCTTTCAAAGCAGTACAACGATGGAGCTTTGAGCCTCGAAAGCTATGTAGAGAAATCCTACTTGGTAAAGGATAGCAAGTCGGAAATGGAGCGCATCAAGACAGAGCAAGCCGAAAGACTTGCACAGCAAATGGAGTTGAACAAAATGGACGTATTCGGGGAGGCTGAATAATGGAAGTAAAGACAAGATACAATATCGGTGATGAGGTTTGGGCAATGCTTAACAATAGACCGCATTGTTTCCGCATATCTGGCATAGAAGTGTACTGTAACTCATTGCGTACATTCGTGCGTAACGTGGAGCATACCAATACAGGCACACGCAACAATCCGCAGCACCTATACTTTTTGGATAGTGCCTGTTTTCCGACAAAAGAAGAACTGATTAAAAATTTATTCAATGGCTAAGAAGACAGCGACCAACCCAAAGGACTTGGGGCTAACGTGCAAGGATTGTAAACACTCATACGACCCGCACAGCCCAGCTATTGACGGACACATGATTTTGTGCCGTTGTCCATTTTGGGAATACAGTAAGTTTCTAACAAGGGATATATGCGACAAATTCAGTAAGAAGTAAGCAATGGCAAAGATAGACTATAAGAAAGCGCAAGCCGAGTTATTCAGACGCACAGAGGGATATGCTGCCAACATAAGGGTGGTGTATCGTGATGTGTTGATGCAAATAATTAACTTGGTGAAGAATACAGAATTGGAGGAGGGAAAACCTTTCTCCTTTGCTGAATATGGGTATAGCGAAAAGGTGACGCCCATGTTGCGCAATATGTATAGCCGTATCTATCAGACCATACGAAAGGGTGTTGAAAGGGAGTGGCTAAAGTCTAACGAACACACAGACGAGCTTGTTAAGTCGGTCTTTGGCGAAAAGGCTATTGACAGCCCATTTTTCGCTAAATACTTTCAGTACAACCAAGAAGCTATGAACGCCTTTTTTGCGAGAAAGACAGGCACGGGTAGCTTGAATTTGTCGCAGAGAGTGTGGAGGTACACGGGAGCATACAAGAAAGAGCTTGAAAATACTATTGATTTGGCTATTGGAGAGGGAACAGCTGCAAACAGAATGGCAACTGTCGTTCAAAAATACCTCAATGACCCCGATAGATGGTACAGGCGTTTTCGTGTAAAGGTGGGTGAAGATGAGAACGGAAACCCTATTTATGGGCGCAAGTGGAAACGTAGGGTGTTTGACAAGGAAAGTCAGTCTTACAAGTGGATTGACGATGACCCTAAAGATTACCACCCAGGCAGAGGCGTTTATCGTTCCTCATATCGAAATGCACAGCGACTTGCAAGAACCGAAACGAATATTGCTTACAGAACGGCAGAATACGACCGCTGGCAAGATATGCACTTTGTCATAGGTATTGAAATCAAGTTGAGCAACAACCACCCCGAACCCGACATTTGCGATGATTTGAAAGGTATTTACCCCAAGACATTCAAGTGGACGGGCTGGCACCCGAATTGTCGCTGCTACCAAGTGCCTGTGCTTGCAAGTCATGGAGAGCTTGATAAGATGTTAGATAACATCCTTGATGGTGAAAGCCCAGACAACGTAGAGTGTTCTGGCGAGGTGACTGCAATGCCGAACCGTCTTATAAGTTGGGCGAGGGACAATGCGGAACGCATGGAAAAGGCTAAGAGTGCTGGAACACTACCTTATTTCTACAAAGACAATGAGCAAGGCATAACGGATGCGCTTAACGGCTTCCGACCCGTAAGAAAGCCTCTATCCAACGAAACAAAGGAAAGGCGAAAGGTTATAAGGCGGCTTGCTGTTGATGTGCTGGTGGGCAAAGAAATAGCATTGTCGCAAATAGAGCTGACCGCCACAATGTCAAACCGTAGCGTTAAGGAATGGCTTAACCAACCGTTTAGTGATGTGGATGCAAAGAACGAGGCTCTGTTGGATTTACAAAGTCTGCTGGACAACTCCGTATATCGTGGCAGTGGTGCTGATGAACACATGGCTACGGCTACAATGCACTTGTTTGAAACGGAAATAGGCGGTAATAAGTGTTGGATAATCGTTAGGTATTTCCATGACGGAACTTGCCTTGTTTGGAGTGTTTCGGACAATCCATCCATATTGAACAACATAGAATAAAAAAATAAGGCTCACCATTGGTATTGTTTTCGTGGAACTACAATCCACGCTGATTCCCAATTGAGAGCCTTATTTATATTGCAAAGATACAACAAATTTCTGAAAAGAAAATATTTTGTAGCATTATTTCTTTCTTCCCCTGTTTGTTTGCTTCGTGCGAAGAACCCCAAGCCTTATTGTTGCAGTCTTCGTTGTGTACTTCCCGTTCTTAGAAAGCACATTCCACAATGATGTATGAGCTATGCCAACAACATCAACAGGCAGAGTGTCGTATATTGCTAATATGCTGCCAAAATACCAATGGTGCTTATCCTTGTACGGCTCATTCAGTTCAACGTGAATAACTTTTCTTTGTGGTGTCATACTTCACAATAGTATTTTCTGTATTGAAATGCTTTTATCAGAATATCAATATTCCGTATATTCTTAACCTTGGATATTAAGGCGGCTTTCATCGCATTTGCTGTTTCCGAGAATGGTATATATCCCGTTTCAACATCAAGTTTGACAACAATGCGCTTTGTGTTATCAACGCCATATCTCATGCCATCTTTCCCGCATGGGACAAATGACAACTCTACACGTTCTCTGTAAGAGCAATCTGGATATGTTGTGCAACTAATCACATTGATTCTTTCTATATCCAAGAACTCGCCCCGTGTTACAGGAGGGCGTTCCATGCTTATAATATCACAATATGCCATTTTTCCGCAAAGTTACTATTTTTCGATTAAAAAGCGATACGAAAAGGTTTTCCCTTTAGTGTAGGGCGTTTTTCAAGAACGAACTTCACAAGTTCTTCACTGTCTATTGGGAACAGTGGGCAATACTTGTAGAACAACGTGCAGATAAAACGCCCATTGAGCATTACATCAAATGTTAGTGTCTTCATTTGTTATTCCTCTAAAATTAGACCTCCATTAAGAATGTGCTCAATGGAACCCTCTGACATTTTTAATGTCTGTTTAAGAGTTGGGCGATACCACTTTTTCACCTCAACGCTATCTGGCACTGTTTCCTTTCTGAAAGTCTGCGTGTGGCTCATCATACCGCCACACATGGGACAGGTTATAACGAAAGGGGTAACGCCCTTGTCTTTGTATGTGGTATGCAGAAGACCACCACATTTCTCACAAACGTATCTATCTACTGTATTACGACCATCATAGATACACATACTCTCAATCTCTTTCGTGAGTTTGCAGTATTCCTTTTCAATTTCTTTTCTTCCCATGATTATTTATATCCTTTACCTGTTGCATAAATATGTTTGTTGCAATAATATATTGCATCCGCCCCTACTTTTAACAAGGTCGGATTGTCATATATGTTACCTATCACTTCAATATCTTTGAATGGGGTAAGATTTGCAAGTCCTGTCTTTGTCTGTATGCAACGTGCCAAGAAAGCCGTGTGTTTCTCGCTCCACTCAATGACATAGGTGTACTTCTTGTTTCCGTCCAAACGTACCACATCGCCCTCGAATACTTCTGACTTGAATATGTCGTGCAGTCCTGTGGACTGACATATAAAGCGCACTTCAATAGCTTTTGCTTCATACACACCATTACCCATAAATTTAGGGGTTGGGTCGGCAAATATGAATGTGTTGCCACATACAGCGAAACAACCGCCACCATACACCCAATTTGTAGGGATATTGCCCTTTCCTGTGGCTTTGCCACGAAATCGAATACTTCTTTTTTGCATAGTTCTAACCTTTCAGTCTGTTTAAGAATGTTACATAATACTTGTGGTTGATGTACTCGTACTTAAATTCAAGTATATCATCGTCTGATGTATCGCCCATGTCGTTAATAACGAGTGTGGGGAAATCGTATGTCCCACTAAATCCGTGGTCGTGGAAATGTCCGTTCAAGCTACTTTGATGTTGAAATTCCGCATCACAGAAAAAGTAATCAAGGCTTGCTCTGATATGGTCGTTGAGCCATTCTTGGTTTGTTTGTGTGTCTGTGTTCACCAACTCATAAAAGAGCTTTGCCTTTGCAGCCATTATCGCCTTGGCTCGCTTTATCTCTTCGTCAATCTGCCTTTCCAACAACTTGCTTGAGGCGAGTGCTGCGCTACTCCGTGTCTTGAAGTATTCACGCTGTGCGGCTCGCATTTGGCTTACCTTATGAAAGAATGTCTTTTTATCCATTATCATACTTTTTAAGTTCTTCAATTAGTACGTTAGCGTATCTGACAGCTTCCCTTGCGCTGCCCTCTAAACTCTGATACTCGAATTTTTTTCCTAAACAATCACTACGCTTTTCGTTGCCATCGTCCATATAGATAGCGCAAAGCATATCCTTTGCTATCTCGTATCTGCGTTGCTCCCAATCAATGCCGCTTTGTGAACTTTCTATTATTTCCTCAAAATAATTGTATCTGTTAAGGTCGGTGTGGTGAAACTTACCTTTGCTGTCGTAGTAGTCTGTGTAAGTTCCATTCGCACCCCAAGAAACAACATTTACAACCTCGCCTGTATCTATTCTTTTGAATTTAGCCATATCATTACATTTGAATTGTTCCTATTTCCTTTGTGCCACGGTATAGTATTACGCTATACTTTGTTTCTTCACCAAGTGAATTGTCTTTCAGTGGCTCAATGTCGCTATCTGTAACAGGCTTGCCATTGCGTAGTATCTGGCTCCATAGACTATGCTTTAACAAGCCTGTTTTGTTTTCTTGTGATGGTAAGTTCGTGAAGAACTCTTGTACTGCTTCTTTCATCGCATCATACACCATGCCCTCTGTCAGTTTCACTATTACTGTTATCTCCATAGCTTAATCTGTTAAGTGGTAGAAGTAATCAGCTTGCTCACCTTGCAAGTTTTCTAATGCGTAGTCGTTGGCTTTGTTCCAAAGCTCATTGTAAAGAGAGGCTTTTTCGTTTTCTTCTTCTGTGCCATTCTCTACATAGTGGTGGAATATCTTGTGATTGAGTACAAGCACAAGTTCTGTGAGGTACTTGTAATTGTCTTTCCACGCATCAAAGGCACGGTTGAACGTGTCTTGAATGGATTGCAAGCCGTAAATATCGGCAATGGAGAAATCTTGCCAAAATGTAGTGAACGGCTTGTAGCCTGTTTCTTCTTCAATGCCCCATCTGGGGATTTTGATTGCTAATGTTGCCATGTCAGTATGTTTTAGTTGTTATTACCAAATTTCAATCGGTTTTGGGTATTCTCTTTTCTCTACGATTGCAGCCGCTTTCTTTAAGGCTCTGCCAAATGTCTTGTAGTACCCGAATACCCATTGCTCCCCATCGTGTCCGTTGGGGTTGTTTATATACACCATGTAGCCGCTTTCTTCCATTTGGTCTATACAAACAAACTCGTAGCGGTTTACAAAGACCGTCCCCGAAAAATCGTTGTAGTCTATATCCTCGCTTTGGTGTGTCGTTACACCTTGCATCCCCTTGAAGTACTTGGAGAACTCCAAGCACTTAGGCGTGTAGTTAGATGTTCCTGTTTTCATAATCGTATGTTTTAAAATTTAGGGAATGTGAATTCTATAACTTTGTAACTTAAAAGGGCGCAAGATTTTTCTCTGAGGTACATAGCTCTTTCGTGTGCTTCCTCTGGGTTGTAAAACTCCGCAACAATATAAGTTGAAAATGCCCCGTTAAAATGCTTCCTTATTTTTATTACTAAATACTTTGTCATATTGTATATTTTTAATTGTTAGTGATGTTTGTTTATTTATTTCTTGCCCATTCCTCAAATGCGTTGTAGTAGCCTGTTCTGATGAACAGCATATCACCACTACCATCGCCCCACCAATCATTACAGTGTGAAATAAATCTACCTATCTGATTGTGGTTTGTTGGGCATAGTTTCTTATACATAGAGCGGAACATTGAAGATACTTTTCTTCCGCTGAAATGTCCAGCTCTCTTTGCATCATTGGTGCAGTAGCCATACATTGCAACAGTTTCTACACATCCCCTATCGTTAAGAAACTCCCAGTCGCTATCACCCCATGAACCGTAGTTAATGGTATCTTTGAGTAATTGCTGTTCGTCTGCTGTAAGAGCCGATACTATCTCTTGTACTTGATTTATTGTTATTTCCATAATTCTATATTGTTTTGTTTGCCCCGTTGGTTAGGCGGGGCGTTACCTTTATGCTATTTCCAAATAATTCAACCCGAATGTGTCCGAGCACTCAACGAATTTCCCGAAACGGTCTTTTGTGCAAGCAATACCCTTAATCCATTGCATGACTTGGTAAGAGCCGCATTTCAACACCTTTGCAATTTCCCAACAGGTTTTATCAAGTTTCCTGTATAGCTCATTCTCTTTCTGTGCCTTTGCACCAAAATAAACAAGCAACGCTCTGATTGCGTTTCTCTTTGACTTTGAGTAAGAGCCGTAAAGAAGTGTCATTTGTATGTCTTCACATAAATCTGTGCGCTCCTTGTTGATAGCTTCTGCTATGTCGTTGAGATAGTCGCTTTCGGCTTCGTTGAGGTCAAACTGCTTAACCATCGCCTTTATGTCCTTTGCGTATATTGCTTTCATAAACTTATTTTTTATTCGGTTTATTATCTGTGTTTCTTGAACACATTGCAAAAGTAGTGTGTTTTATTGAATACACCAAATATTTTTGGGAAAATTTGCCGAAAAAATTTACTTGGTGAATATTTTAGCCGCTAAAACCCCGAATTTACCAAGTAAAATTTATCTGTGTTGTATGAACACATTATTAAATAAAATGCGTATCTTTGCAAACATAGAATATAAACAACTCCTAATTAGGGGTATAAATCAGTTAAAATATGAACAAAGAACTTTTTGCAAAGGTAAAAGACAAGTGCAAAGACACGGGTCTTTCGGAGAAGTATCTGACAGCGATAACCGAGGCTATGGGTGGCAGTGTGGCAGATGATTCTACCGACAATGACGCAATCGAAAGCACCGCAAACCTCATTCTCTCTGTGGCAACAGCAAGCCAGAGCGAGGCTACAAGGTGGGCGAACAAGGCAAAGGGCAATCCGAAACCAAAGCCAAATGACGGTGAGGGCGGTGAGGGTGAAAAGCCCAACCAAAACAACAAGGATGGCAATGGTGGCGATAAAGGCAGTTCAGAAGAAAGCGAGGCTATCAAGAAACTGCAAGAAGAGGTTGCAGCACTGAAAGCGGAAAAGAGCCACAGCGAACGCACGGCTACAATCAATGCCGCTTTTGAAAAGCACCAAATCCCCGCTTTTCTTCGTGACAGGCTCGCTAAGTCCATTTCTGACGATGAAGATGTGGAGGAGGCTGTGTCGGCTCTCAAACAGGACTGTATTACCAACGGTCTTATGTCTAACCAAGCAGATGGTGCCAAGGCAGCAAGCGAAAAACAGGTTGATGAAGCCGCTGACGCTTTGCTGGAGTCTATAACCGTAAAATAAAACAAACAGATGAAACGCAAGACAGCTTCATTTACGGGTATGCGCCCTATCTTTACAGGTAGCCCGTCTATCGTACAGGGTGGCTTCAATCTTGATGTGGAGGGTCAGAAATTCCGTGTGGGTGATGTAGTCCCCGCTGGAACACTCGCCATTTTCAACGAAACCACAAGAAAGGTGCAAGTAATCAAGACTGCAAAAGTCGTTGAGGTGGACAACGAGAACAACAAGAAAGTAACGCTCTACATTGATGAGTTTTACGCTCCTTGTTTCGCTGTTGGTGATAGCGTGTTAAAGGTCGGTGCTGTTACAGGCACGTTTGCCTCCGCTCCTACTATCACTGCCATTGACAACGGCAACTGCCTTAACAACACGGGTAACGTGTATGTCGTAACGCTTAGTGCTGCCATTACAGGACTGAAAGCTGGCGATGTGCTTACAGAGGTAGTCAAGGACAGCTCTAACAATGCCGCAGAACGTGGCAAGGCTAACTCTGTGTTGTTCCGTGAGTACGAGGTTAGCGAGTTTGAAACAGGCGTTGATGTGTCGGCAGACACAATGCAATACGCATTGTATGAAAGGCGTGTGCCGCCTATCCCGTCTTCACAGAAAGACAGCACGGGAATGTTCCTGTCTGCCAATCCGCACGTTAAGCTCACGCAGTCGTACTAATCATAAAATAACTAAATTATAAAGTACAATGAAATCCATTTTCACAACATTCAAAGGACTGCATAAGAATGGTGCGCCTTTGGACTTATTGGCAACATGGAGAAAGACTTTCGACAAAGCCTCTGAAAAGGAAACTACAATCTTTCAGAAGATGTACTCTGATAGTTGGTTTACCTACAACACGCCTCAGATGTCACTGACAGCCGAGGCTATCGTTGGCAAATACAACCTCCGTTTCATGGCTACTCTGTTGGCTGATGAGTCACCTTCTCCATTGCGTAGAACAGACGGCTTTGATGTCTGGACAAAGGAAATTCCCCGTGTCGGACACAAGTTCGTGATGTTTGCCCGTGACTACCGCAAGTTACAGGAAGTTTACGAGAACCCACGCCTCAAGGAGGCTGACAAGGTTAAGCAGATTGAAAAGACCCTTAAACATGACATTCAAGACGCATATCTTGGTTGCAAGGACGTGATGGACTTTATCTGTCTTATGGCTTTCTCAAATTGGGGTGTGGCACAGTTCAAGCCCGAAATCAACAACCCTGGTGGTCGTTCTTATGAGGTTGATTACAATATGGATGAGCAGAATAAGATTGTCAGTGTTTGCAATTGGACAACTGCAAACACCAAGGCTGGTAAGCTCGTTCCTATTCTGTGGCTTTCTGCCCTTTGCTCTGATTTGCGTGACCGTGGTATTGAGCCTGGTGAAATTCTCATGTCGCAAGAGCTTTACACATGGCTACGCATGGACTCTACCACACGTTTGCTTGCTCATGGCACAGACAAACAGGCACAGGTCGTAACTGCTTCCGAACTTACCGCATTGCTCACAGAGAACGAAATCCCGTCTATCACGGTGATTAAGCGTAAGATGGGCGTTGATAAGGACGGAAAGCGCAACGCCATACAGCCGTGGAATCCTAACTTTATCGCTATCAAGCCCGCTGGTGTCATTGGTGAGATACAGCCCGCCATTGAAGACAGTGAGCTTATCGAGGAAGACAACGTGGACTACATCAATGCTGGCAATGGTATTCGCATTTCCAAGTGGCGCACGGGAACATCTACGGGACAGACCGCTGGCGAGTACACAGAGGGCGCAGCCCGTCTGTTGCCACTCATTACAGAGATGGGACAGATTGTATGCGCACAGGTGCGTGGATTTGATGAGAAAGAGGTAAAAGCCGATGCAAACGGTGTTGTGCCTTACTATATCACCAAGTCGGCATACGATGCAAACTCTACCCTTGTTTCACTCTAAACCTTTCGTGTATGGAACTGAAAGTTATCAAACCATTTCACGGCAAGGTGGAAGACAAGGTTATGGAGAAAGGCGAATTGATACACTCTGCTGATGTGGAGCGTATCAACGCCCTTGTTGGCGGTGGCTTTTGCGCCATTGTTTCCCTGTCAGATGCGCCTAACGAGAATGACAATAACGCTAATGATGATAATGCACCCAAAGATGATGCAAACATTACAAAAGGCTCTGTTGTATTCAATGGCACTGCCTATCAGCTTGAAACGCTGAAAGAGGGTCTTACACTTATCGGTGTAAGCCTTGCATCCAACGTGAAAGAACGTGGCGTTTCAAACGCTCTTGGCAAGCTGACAGAAGAACAGGCACAGAAACTTGCCGAATACCTTAACGAGAATGACAACAACGTAACAGAGTAACAGTAAGTATATGGAACTAACGAAAATTCAAGCACTGACCGCTGAAATTGAGCCGTATGTGCCAAGTAAACTGTCTATGATGAAAGCCTTATCCGATGTCGGTGTGAGCGATACAGAAACGCCCTACAACCCTACAACGGATAAAAGGATTGTCGCACAAGCAGCCGTAAAGGTATTGTCCCAAATGGTTGTTCTTAGTAGCGATAGCCTCGGAAAATCCTCACAAGGCTACAACGTGGATATGTTGCGCAAGCGTATCAAGGCTATTTGCAGTGAAAACGGTTTGGACTTGGAGAATTTCGATGAAGTACCAACAATTACTGACGGCTCTAATCTGTGGTAGGCTATGAGAACTAACGGAACTTTTGAATACAAGCCTGTTGGCAGCGTACAGACCGACCCAAAGACAGGCTTTGCCATTCCGAATGACAAAGCACCTTTCTTGCAAGGGTGTGAATGTCAGATAGACAAGTCTATTCCAGCCAAGCAAGTAGTAGGCACGGACGGACAGATATATGCTTACACCTATGATGTGTTTATTCCCAAATACTTTGATGGTGTGTTGGCTATTGGTTGTACGGTGCGTATTACAAGCGAAGATGGAGATATAGACGAGTTTGTTGTTTCGGGTGTTGATAACATGAACCGTAAATACATTGAGATATGGGGATAACTCCGATGTTTGGTGATGATGCGATAGGCGCACAAGTCCGATTGTTTCAAAAACGATTGGAAGAAGCCGCCATTTTCCTATTGAAATACTTAGGTGAAGAACTCACCAAGTATGCAAAGGATAAGCATAATTACACCGACCGAACAGGCAACCTAACCAACTCAATAGGCTACGCAGTGGTGCGCAATGGTGAAATCATTGACTTTGGTGGTGCAGTCCAACAGGGAGAGGGCGCAGACAATGCGCTGAAAGTGGCTATGAAAATGGCAGAAACGCTTTCAGACTCTTTCTCACTTATCATTGTCGCTGGAATGAACTATGCCGCTTATGTGGAGGCAAGAGGTTACAATGTCATTCTGCCCGCAGAACTCAAAGCAAAGACAGATTTTCCAAAGGCGATGCAAAAGCTCATGGATAAAGCGAAAAGAAAAGCAGATGAATTATTTGGCAATGTATTATGATAACGACAGAAGAAATAGCAATCAAGGTACGCCAAATGCTGATTGAAGGCATGGGGGTGAATACCGACTATGCGGAAAATCCCGACTACCAACGAAAGGACTACTCCAAGGAGGGCATTATTATAGTGCCAAGGTCTATTGAGGGTGAGGGGTCTGTGCGTAATGGTAGTATCAATGTCAATATTCATGTGCCAGACATTCCGCAAGGCGTTGGGTGTGGAAAGGCTCTTTTTCATACCAACTTTGCAAGGCTCATAGAGTTGCGCAAGGCTGCTATGGAAATACTGCAAAACCATTATGAGCATGGTTGCGGTTACAATTGGAATATTGGTTTAATAAACCCACCAATGAAAGAGCCAAACCACAACGAGCATTTTGTGTCATTCTCTTTGGATATTGTTGTTAGAGAAAAGAAGTCAAACAATTAAATTTAATAAGTTATGCCAATACTTTCGACTATGGGCTTGAAGAAAATCTATGTAGCCCCAGCAAGCGAAACAGCGGGAGCAATGCCCGCCAATGGTAATGCTTGGCTTGATTTAGGTGATGTGTACCAAGACACTTGCACCTTGAAAGACGATGAGGTGGAAACAACGGAACACAAGTCTGAAACATCAAACAAGGTCATTACCCTTATGGGTGATTATGTCACCACGGTTGAACTTACGCTTATGGACCCCGATATGGACATTATGGCTCGCTATTTCGGTGGTACAGTAACGGGAGTTAAGCCTAATCGTAAATGGTTGCGTCCACGCAAGCCTGTTTACAAGGAGTGGGCAATATGGCTTCAGCCAGAGGAGGGCTTGTTTGTGGGCTGTCCTAACGCTTGCATCATTCCCTCTTTCGAGATTACCTATTCTTCAAAGGGTATCTGCCTTTTACCGATGAAAATCAAGTTCCAAGACCAGCTAACGGTTGATGAAACTATAACAGACCCGACAAAGGCGGGATAACCTCGTAATAACAACTTACCAATTCAAGCCTCCTTTCCCTAAAATGGTTAGGGGGCTTGTTTACTTTACAACGATATGGAAGACAATCAAGAACAGAAAGAACTGACAAGAGAGCAGCGTTTGGACTTAGAGGAAAAGGCATTGCAAGCCCTGTTGCAGATGGGTTGCAAGTTCTCTGTGCCATTGAAGATTTACCCAGTAAAGCCGTCAAAATGGTACAATTTCCTTAAACGTACATTTCCAAAACGCACAAAGGTTTGGCACGACAAGCGTATTCCTAAAAGTTGGAATGTGTCGGTTGTGGAGATACCAGATGTTGAAACTGAACGCATGAAAGAAGTGTATATGCGCCATTTCAACATAAAGCCTTTGTATCTCGGAACAATAGACCGATTGCGCCAGATGTATATAGGCATTGAGTATGATGAAAAGACCATACAGGAACAGCCGATACAGGAAAGCAAGCGACTATTCAAATATATAAAGCAGATGGCAGAGATTGCAGCCGTTGCGGTTCTCAACAATCCCTCCGTTGCCGACAAAGACAGCAATGCGGTAAAAGAGCTAACCAAGTTCTTCATTGAACATCTTACAGTGGAGCGTTTGCGCAAGCTCGCAGCCGTTATTAGTCAGATGATGAACCCATCGGGTTTTATCAGCTCTATTCGATTGATACGGGAAGTAGGAACGACCAAACCGAAAACCGAACCCGAAGCACAGCGGATAGAGTAACAGGACTTAACAGTCCTTGGGGTAATCGTGGCGAACTCATGCGTAGTTATGGTTGGTCTTATGATTACTTGCTTTGGGGCATTTCGTGGCTCAATGTGCAACTGATGATTGCGGATGCACCACGCACAAAGGAATTGCCAACAGACGAAAACGGCAATGTCATTGATGAAAGTAAGATTGAACACCACGAATTGAAAACGAAAGAAGATATTAAGAACTATATCAAAGGAATGTTATAAATGGAGAATATAGGCGGTGGATTAGGCTTTAAGGCTACACTTGACATAGACGATTTCAACGTGTCGGCAGCGACAATGGAACGGCACATAAAGGACTTTTCCAACACGGCAGCACAAGAGGCAGCAGCCGTTGAGGATTCCTTTCAGCAGATGGCAGAAAAGGCGGGGCAATATATAACCTACTATCTTGTGGGACAGGGTATGAATAACCTTGTCAGTAGCATTGTGTCCGTTAGAGGTCAGTTCCAACAGTTAGAGATTGCCTTTGGTACGATGTTAGGCAGTGAGGAAAAAGCCACTGCCTTAATGCAGCAGATGGTTAATACGGCTGCAAAAACGCCTTTCGACCTCATGGGCGTAGCCGAGGGTGCAAAACAGCTCTTGGCTTATGGCGTTAGTGCCGAAAAGGTGAATGATACGCTTGTGCGCCTTGGTAACATTGCAAGTGGTCTTTCCATTCCGCTTAATGATATAGTCTATCTGTATGGTACTACTATGGTACAGGGTCGTTTGTACGCCCAAGATGTAAGACAGTTCACGGGTAGAGGTATTCCACTTGTGAAAGAGCTTGCCGAAAAGTACCACACAACAGCCGAGGGCATTAACGAAATGGTTTCGGCTGGAAAGATTGGATTCCCCGATGTTGAGGAAGTCCTTAACAAAATGACTAATGCGGGCGGTCAATTCTATCAGCTCATGGAGAAACAAAGTTCTTCGCTGACAGGACAGATTGCAAACTTGGAGGATGCTTGGGACAGTGCGCTTAATAGTTTCGGTGAGCAAACCGAGGGTGCGCTTTCGGCTGGCATACAGGGCGCAACATACGTTGTTGAACACATGGATGATGTTGTGCGCATACTCAAATCAGTAGCCATTGCTTACGGTTCTGTGAAAGCCGCTACCGTGCTTGCAAGTGTAGCCACCAAGGGTTACACTGGAATAACCGTGCTTGACAATGCCGCAAAGACAGCACAGCTTGCCTTGATGAAAGCGCAATCGGCATTGAGCGGTGAGGTTATCAATCAGAAAAAGGCAATGGCAGCAGCAGAGCAAGCCAATTACGCAGCACTTGAAACCACACTGACAGCCGAGGAAAAGGCAGCAGTAACCAAGCAAATGCGTATAGCAGCCATTCAAAGCCTACTGACAGCACAACAGCAAGAATATCTCTCCAACCTCAATCTGACAGCCTCAAGCCAAGGTTACGAGGCAGCAGCCGTTGGTGTTATGACAGCAGAGCAACGCTTGGCTTTGTCAAAGCAAGACTACACAGCCAAGAGCGCAGCGTATAGAGCCGCCATAATGCAAGAGGCACAAGCCAAAGCAGCCAACCAAGCGCAAACGGTTGAGGCTATGCGTAGCGATGTAAGGGCAGCAGCACAGAGCGTAGAAGCAGCCAAAGCCAAGGCTATTGCAGCTACACAAGCAACCGAGGCAGCACGATATGAGGTATATTGGGCGCAACAGTCGGGCAATGCGACAACCATTGCAACCGCACAAAAGAAACTTGATGCAGCGGTGGATGCGCAATCAGCCACACGCAAGGCAGCACTTGCCGCACAGACAGATTTCTATACAAAGAAGAAACAACTTGAAACAGCAGCAACACTCCAAGCTCGCACGGCTTCTATTGCTGACACAGGCGCAAAGACAGCACAGACCGTAGCGACAAACATTCTTTCAGTGGCAACCACAAAGTTGTCGGCTGGACTAAAAGCATTGTGGGCAACAATGGCTGCAAATCCGCTTGGTGCAATACTTTCCATTGTAGGCTTGCTTATCAGTGCCTTTACGCTATTCGGCAAAAAGACCGAAGAAGAAAAGGACACGATGAATGAGTTTGAGGATAGCACCAAGAAGGTAACGGATAAGTTGGATTTGTACTTTGCCATTCTTTCACGCTCCAATAAAGACAGCAAGACACACAAGGAAATGGTGGAGAAAATCAATGAAGTGTGCAAAGAGTATAATTCCACGTTGCTTGAAGAAAATGACACGTTGGAACAGCAACGCAAAAAATACTTGGAAGTCAAAGATGCAATCCAAGCCACGACCGCAGAAAAGATAAAGGCAAAGCGCACAGAAGAAGAAATGAATAAGTTGAACGAAAATAGTAACAAGAACTATGATTCGTTTGATACACGCTTGAACTATGCGGAATATAAAACCGACAAGTACCACACGGTAGATGATGGTATGGGTGGAGAGGTTAAGGTGTATGTAACCAAAGCAGCCGAAAACATACAAAACATGGCACCCGAAATAAGGGAAGCTGTGCGTAGTTTGGTGGAGGCTGGTGCAAAAGAATTGGCTACCCTGTCGGGCGATGATTTCACAAGGAAGTATAACGAGATTGTGAATAATGTTGTTGCTGGCACAAAGGCTGGCACACACGCAACCGACAAAGAAATGGAAGCCTTTGCATCCCAACTGAAAGAATACCTCGACAATGAGGTTAGGGATGTGCGCACGTTCAATTCTGCAATTGACTTGGTAAATCAGAACTTGGATAATTTCCTTGCTCCAAAGGACACTACCAATGTGGATATTACAAAAATGAGCCTTGAAGAATTACATGAACTCGCCAATAATCTTAACGGCAAAGAGGTAACGATTGATTGCAAGACCTATGGCTTTGAGGATGCACTTTCCCTCTTACGAGAGGTGAACAAAGAGATAAACAAGCAACAGAACGACTTGAATACAGAAAGTGGTATCGGTGCGGAAATTCAGAACCTCAAAAAACTTAGGAGTGAGGCGCAACTTGGTAGTAAGGCATGGAACGATTACAACAATCAGATAACACGCTTACAGACACGCTTGGATAATGCTACTGGCAAGAACCGCAAGGGAAGTGGTGGCAGTCGTAGCCGTAGTGGTGCAAATGATGCACAACGCAATGCGGATAACCTCAAACAAAAGCAACTTGAGGCTGACAGACGGCTTGAAGAGGCGAGAATTGCAGTCATGGAAGAGGGATATGAGAAACGCAAGGCACAACTTGACTTGCAGCACAAGCAATCCCTCCAACAGATAGATAAAGAAGAAAAGGAACTTGCCGATGCACGAAAGAAAGCGGGCAAGGGTGGTCTTACTTCTGACGAAAAGGCGAATTTCCAAGAAAGGCGCAATATCGAAAACACAAGTTACACCCAATCGCAAAACAAGTTGTTTGAGGGTGAGCTTGACTATAAGAAAAAGCAATATCAGCTATATTTCCGTTGGGTGCAGAATATGGGCAAGGAAGTAGCCGACAAGCAATTTGAAAAGTTGCTTGCTGATGGTAATTCCTACAAACAATATGTTGAAAATGAAATATCCAAACTTGAAGAAAAGCGTAAGAACGGCACTCTAACCGAGGGTGAGGGCAATTACCTTATATCGCTTAACACACAGAAAGGCGAGTTGAACGGTGAAACCACAGCACTTGAAAAGTTCAAGCAGCAAGTTAGTGATTCTATCGGTCAGTGCCAAACTCTTGCCGAAAAGATTGAAGCCGTAGCCAAAGCCAAAGAAAAGTTGGAGAATGGCGAAAGCGGAATTGTCAGCACTGATGAACGGGCAGAGGCAAGCCTTAGCCTGTCGCAACAGGACGCAGAATTGCAAAAGGAACTGCAAAAGACCGTGCTTGATGATTACCGCACCTTTGAGGAACAAAGGCAGTCTATCACCACACAGTACACTTTACTTCGCACCCAAGCCGAGAAAATGGGCGATGCAGAGCGTCTGGCACAAATCAACAAAGCAGAACAAGAGGCATTGTCGGCTCTCAATATGTCATTCTTACAACAGTCTGAAAGTTGGAAAAACCTCTTTACAGACATTGACACGCTTACTGTCGCTCAAATACAAAAGCTGATAAGTGACATACAGAAACAACTCAATGCTGGCAACCTCAAACTAAGCCCTGTTGATTACAAGGCTGTCATTGATAGTCTGAACCAAGCTAAGAACCGTATTCAAGAACTTAATCCGTTCAAGGCACTTGGCACGTTCTTCAATGATTATCTGGCGGCTAAGAAGAAACTAAGGAAAGCCGAGGCAGACCTTGCAAGCGGCAAGGGAACTCAAAAAAGTGTTGATGAAGCCAAGAAAGATGTCAAGTCGGCAGCACAAGGCATTACCAACTCCATTCAGAAAGTAACGAGCATAAGCACGGATTGCGCTTCGTCATTGCAATCAATGTTTGATGCGTTAGGTATGGATGGTGTGGCTGACGGCTTGGGTACTGCAATAGACCTCATGGGGCAGTTGGGCAATGCTGCTGCTTCTGTCGGCAAGTTTATGAGCGGTGACATCTTGGGCGGTATAACGGGCATGGTTTCCTCTATTACTTCTGTGGTTGGTATATTCGCTAAGTTGCACGATAAAAAGTACGAAAAGCGAATACAGAACTTACAGAAGCAGATAGACAACTTGCAAACAGCCTATTCACGTTTGGAGCGAGCTTTCAATAATACCTATTGGGTATTCAATGATGAGCAACGCCAAGGCTACGAAAAGAATATACAGGCTATCAAAGACCAAATCGCAGCATTGGAGAAACAACGTGAGGTAGCAAAGAAAGCGTGGGACTTCGCACAGTATGCCAAGCTGACTACACAGATAAAGCAGCTCAATGCCCAACTTAACAAAGCTAAGGAGGGCGGTGATATGCTTGCTTTGTGGCAATCGCAAAAGGAATCATTGCGAGAGCAACAGGAACTTATGCGCCAACAGATACAGGCAGAAAAGAGCAAGAAGAAAACCGATAACAACAAAATCAAAGAATGGGAAAATCAGATTGAGGAAATAAATCAGCAAATCGAGGATTTAGACCAACAGATGATGGAAACATTCGCTGGCACTGATGTAAAGAGTGCCATTGATGAGTTTGCGGATGCAATAGTGGATGCGTATTGCTCTGGTGAGGATGCGGCAAAGGCTTTGGGAGAAACGACAAAGAAAGTGCTTAAAAACGCTGTGGTTGAGGCTCTCAAACGAAATTTCCTTGCAAAGGGTATCAATGATGCGGTTGAGTATCTGGGCAAGGCGATGGAAGATGGAGTATTGACAGACGAGGAAAAGAAAGAGTTTGAACGCCAAGCCAACGCAGCGGGCGAGAAATTCAAGCAAGGCTTGGAAGCAGTGGGCGATTGGATAAAAGATGTTGATGATGTGGCAAGCGACCCACTGACGGGAGCCGTAACCTCAATGAGTGAGGAAACAGGCGGTGTGATTGCTGGTAGGCTCAATGCTTTCATCATTAACCAAGGTGAACAGACAAGCATAATGCGTGAACAGTTGTTGCAACAGTCGGAGATAGCGAGAAACACGGCTTTGTCGGCTGAACGACTGCAAAACATTGAAAGCACGCTTAAACGCATAGAAACAAAGGACAATTCATTACTATCACAAGGCATTTCGTAATATGGAACTGGTAGAACAACTTAGAAAGGATGGCACAGAGAAAGGTCTGTGCCGCCTTTGGCAGATGAAATTGAGGGGCAACTTAGACACGGAGGCATTGGTAAAGCTCTACATCAATGGCATTGACTTTTGCATTTGTGAGGATTACCCCACGCTTGATTTTCTTAGGACGCATTTTAAGGGCAACAGCGAGCCTTACGGTGTCTATATTGATGAAGATATGCCCACACTCGCAAACAAGGCTGATTTGGTGCTTAATGGTGCTTGTAGGGGTATGTTGGAGTATGGCGAGTATAGCGTTTCACGCCTGTATGTACGCCACACAAGCGAGATAGCCGTAAATGTTTCAGACCATGCCATTTTGACAATAGATTTGTTCGACAACTCCAAGTTACACCTGTCGGTGGTCGGTGATGATGCAAGCATTATCCTCAATGTGTATGGCAGCACTCCACAAATAGACTTCGTGGACGGTGAAAAGCCTAATTGTGTAATCGTGAACTATAACAATAAAACTACATACTGATATGGTAGATAAGAACTTGATACTTTACTTGCCATTTGACGACCCCGATGGCAATAAGGCTTACGACTATTCGGCAAGCCGTGCTGATGCGACACTTTCAGATGGTGCTGCATTTACCAAGACCGCCAAGACAGGCAAGGCTCTTGCGCTGAATGGCGGTGAGTGTCTGACAACGAGAGCTATTCCTTTTAGCGGAAACTTCACGGTGTCATTCTATGTAATGACAACACAAAGCCGTATCGGTTGGGTGGTGAATTTACTTGGTGTAGATAACTATCGTGAACAATGGATTGATGTTGTGCCAAAGCAATGGTACTTTGTCGCATTTGTCCGTGACAGTGATACATTGAGCGTATATCTGGACGGAGAACGTGTAAGCATTGTTTTTCTTGGTGGTGGCACTCCACAGGGTTTGAGCCTTTGCACGGACGAGCTGCTTACAACGACTGCAAGCATTGACGAGTTGAAAGTGTACAATGTGGCAAAGACGGAAAAAGAGCTGTTGGAGATACAGGCAGACAACGATGTGGAATACTACATTGATGGTGTGAATTTCAAGGACTATGGCGTGTATGTGTCTGGCTCTACTGGCTTGGTAGGTCGGCTTGCACAGAAAGACGCATTGCAAGTGGATTGGGACAACTACCACGGCATTGTGCGTGACAGGAACAGAAAACGCTACAAGGAGCGCACCATTACGCTTGACTGTTTCCTTGAGGCGAGCGGTCGCAGTGCATTCGTGGAATGGACTAACCGCTTCATGTCATTGTTCGATGGGGACGGCACACACCGTTTGACCGTGGAGTATGACGGAAAGGCAAAGCCATTGGTCTATGAGGTAGGCTTGTACGATGAAACGGATGTTACAAAGACATGGGGGCAGTACAACAATGAGCTTATGGTCGGCACGTTTAAGATGAAACTCATAGAAGATGAACCCGTAAAGCGAGTGTTGCGCCACATATCGGCAAGCGACAACTCCAAGACAACAATAAAGGTTACATCCACAAAGTTGCTCAACATCTATTGGGGGGACGGAACACACACATTTAATGTGAGTGGCAACGAAACAACCGTAGAACACACCTACACACTTGCTGGCGAGTATGACATCATTGTTGCTGGCGTGATTGAAGATATTGAAAGTTTTGAAACAAACGATATTGTAGTATGGGAATTACTCAAATAACAAAGCGCAATGGCGAAACAATACAGCTCAACACCAACGAGCCGTTTTGTTTCGTCAAAGAGGCTACGCTCACAAGTTCCTTGATGGGCGATGATTACATTTCGCTCAAAATAGTTTCTGCCAATTGGTTGTCATTCGCCAAAGGTGATAAGATAACAGTTGGTGGCAAGGAATATAGTATCAGAGCCACAACGACCCGTGAGGTTGTTTCGGAGGGTTACTACAACTATGAGCCTGTTTTCTATGGCGTGATGTACGACCTTATGAAAACAATCTACCGCAATTGCGACAAGTACGGCAAGAGCGACAAAAGCACGTTTGACTTGACCTATACAATCAAGGAATTTGTGCAAGTCCTTATCTACAACATGGAAAGGGATTATCCGGGGTTGTGGAAGTTCGATGTGGATAATTGCCCCGACACGGAGGCTAAGACTATTCAGTTTTCGGGGGTGAACTGCTTGCAAGCATTGCAGACCCTTTGCAACAGCGAACAGTTCAACTTGGAATTTCAGATAACCCAAGACAAGGGTGTGCGTACTATCCACATAGGCAAGTTCGGCAAGCGTATCAATCCGCCAAGTGGTGCTGATTTCTTTGAATGGGGCAAGGGTAACGGATTGTACAACCTCAAAGAACAGAAGATAGACGATAAGGCTATTATAACCCGTCTGTGGGCAGAGGGTGGCACAACCAACATTCGGAGCAATTACAGGGACTATTCGGAGCGACTGCAATTGCCATACCCACAGCGAAAGAACCAGTACGAGCATACCCTTTCAGACGGAACGGTTGTAAAGGTGGGTACTGAAACAATCGGCATTGCTGACGATGCAAAACGCTACATTGAGGATGCAGAACTTCGTGATAAGATAGGCAGTGAGGAAGATGTAAAGACCTACGATAACATCTACCCCACACGCACGGGAACCGTTACGGCTGTTGTGGCTGATGATATTTGCGCTTTCATTGATGATACAATGGACTTCGACCTTAACAAGAAAGACGATAAAGGCACGGTGTACCTTGTGGACGGAACGAGCGCAAAGATAACATTCACTTCTGGGCGGTTGGCTGGGCAACAGTTTGAGCTTGAGGCGAAAGGTGGCTACAACCACGAAACAAAGAAATTCCGCATTATCCCATTCACGGATAATAGAGGTTTGACCATTCCCTCCACTGAAACACAGGACGCTTACAAAATTGAGGTCGGAAACACCTACAAGATAACCGACATATATCTGCCCGAAAGCTACGAGCAAAAGGCAGAAGAGGCGTTGTGGTATGCTGCAATGGAAGATTTCAAGACAGCGACACAGGCAAAGGCTCAATACACGCTGACATTGGATAGGCTCTACTTTCTCCAAGAACTAAGCCGTGATACCGATACAAGCGTGTTTGAGGTGGGCGATTATGTGCCTGTTAAGGACACACGTTTTGGCATTGAGAAACAAATGCGCATACAGAAAGTAACACGCAACCTTTTGTTGGAACAGGACTACCAAATCACTTTGGCAGACACAACAGCCGTGTCTATACAGACGCAAACCGTGCTTACTGTCATTGAGCATGAAAACATCATAAACAACAACCGCCTCCGTGATTTGAATAAAGCAAGGCGAGGATGGAGAACCACAGAGGATTTGCGTAACATGGTCTATGACACGGACGGATATTTTGACACGGACAACATCAAGCCAAACTCCATTGACACAAATATGCTGACTGTTGGAGCAAAGAGCCAACAGTTTGTTTTGTCGGGATGTGTGTTGCAAGCCAACTTTGGGGGCAATCCGAATATGTTTGTCGCAACGGCTGGCATACTCTCGCACCTCACCATTGACAACGACAAGATTAGGAACTGGCAGATGAATGAAGCCTTGTTCAAACTGCAAAGCACAGGCGGTTACTATCTGTTTGCCAAGTGTTCAAAGAGCGGTGAAAACGGTGTGTGGTATCTTACCCAAGAGCAATTGAAGTTTGAGCCTACGAGCGACCCCAACAATTACTATTTCCAAGTTGGCATAGTATCAAGCCTGTATGCAGATGATAATTTCAGAGATTTTCAGACCACATACGGCTTTACTCGCATCAATGGCAACACTATTACGACAGGGCGCATCATAACGAGTGATGGCGAGTGCTACTTGGATTTGGACGGAAACAAGTTCCGCATTGGGGACAGCACAAGTTCTATTGATTGGAACGTGTCGGCAAAAAGCCGTCTGACATTGAAGAATGTTAGCGTGGCAAGTGGCAGCGGTGATGTCGTGCCGTTGGGCGTTTATCGTGGAGTATGGAATAAGGATTACATCTACTACACAGGCGATGAAGTGGCTTATACAAGCAATGGTGCAACGTGTACCTACCGCTACATACACCCTACACCCACCAAGGGCAACTTGCCAACCAATTCTACTTATTGGGAGGTTGTGGCGCAAGGTGCTGATGGTATCAGTGGAAACAATGGCGATTGGGTGAGCTTTGTTTTCAAGCATAGCGAAACGAAACCCGCAACACCCACATCTACTGCACCTATCCCCGATGGCTGGAGCGACACGCCAAGCGCAACAGGCAAGTGGTGGATGTCAAAGGCTACTATCAACGGTGTAACTGGAAAGGCTGGCAAATGGAGCGAGCCTGTGCAAACTACGGCAGAGGATGGAGTGGACGGTGCTTATACTGATTTCAAGTATGCCAAGAACACATCAAGCACATCATTTCCCGCAATCACTGTGAGCGACCGCAACCCAAGCGGATGGAGTGACGAACCGCCTACACTTGCAACAGGCGAATATTTGTGGATGTCACAAGCGGAAATAAATGCCGATGGAACGCTCAAAACAAATTGGAGTACGCCTGTAAGAATTTCGGGTGAGAAAGGCAACAGTGGAAACAATGGCTCTGTGTTCTATTTCATCTACACGCTTGCATCCACAACACCAAGCACACCTACATTCACCACACCCTCTGCCTTGGTAGGGCAAACGATATGGACTATCAAGCCGCCAACACCGACAGATACGCTATATCTGTATATGTCGCAAGCCATATACAACCCGAATACAGGGCGGTTTGGCTCATGGACTGCACCAATACGCATATCTGGCAAGGATGGTCAAAAGGGTGCTGACGGTACAGATATAGAGTTTATCTATTTGCGCAATACAGGCAGTACACCAAGTAAACCAACATCCGTAAACACTGATGATTATATGCCGAGCGGTTGGACTGATAACCCACAAGGAATAACCGAAACGTACAAATACGAGTGGGTATGTGTCAGAACCAAGCCAAGCGGTTCTGGCACATGGTCTGCTTTCAGTACGCCTGTCATTTGGGCAAAATGGGGTGACAAAGGTACGGATGGTGATGGAATGGAATATATATTCCAACGTACAGAAGTTGAAACGGCTCCAAGTACTCCATTGACATTCTCGCCAAATGCGGGATTTGTGCCGAGCGGTTGGACTGATGAACCAAGTGGAGTGTCGGCTGACTACCCGTTTGAGTGGGTTTCTATGCGCAAGAAAACAAATGGTATATGGGGCGGCTTTTCAGAGCCTACCTTATGGAACAATTATGTGGTATGGAATCCGAACTTGCTTGAACAAACAGAATTTGAAAGCATGGATAGGCTGGATAGGTGGGATGTCGTTTCTCGCTATAATGGTGGCAGTGGTATTGACACAAGCATTGCCCACATCAATACAAGTGGTGTGGACGGACATAATTGTTTCTATGACAGGAACGACAAGCGATATTCTGAATCCGTTTACAAGGAAGTGTTGCAACAGACTTTGCAGTCCTCTACCGTCAAGAAGTTGCAACCCTCCACATGGTACACCCTTTCGTTTTGGGCAAAGTGTGGAACAAACACAATGACTATAAATGAAACAAGCAGTGCATACGGATTTGCAAGGCGCACATTGTATCTGAAAAAGGGTAGCAAGTACAGGCTTACATTCAGTGGAAGAATTGACGCACAAGCCAAATCGGACGGAAAGGAGTTGAGGGTGTTCGTTTGGCAAACAGGATGGGCATGGAGTAAGTCTGTTGCTGTCAGCAATACATACGATTCGGTAGGAATACTTGATTTTGATGATGTCCCCTCGGATGGGGAATACCAACTTGCGGCTTTTATGTATGACAGTACAGACCCACGGACAGGCACAGTAACCCTTAATTGGATTAGATTGCTTGAAGTGGACGGTGCAATATTCCATACATACATATTCCCAAGTGCCATTGATACAACCAAGGTGTTTGTGGATGGCGTACAAAAGAACAATGTCATTGGTGCGGATTGTGCCGTTGGCTATAAGGCAAGTGCATCATGGGTAAAGCACACGGTTACATTCAAGACCAAATCAAGTTTCGCTGATACCGAATGTGTGTTGTTCCGCTTGCTGCCAATCATAATTGAGGGCAACTCGCAATATCTTTACATCTGTATGCCAAAGTTGGAACTTGGCAAGGTGGTAACCGCCTATGATGCAAATTCAAGCGACAATCGCCCAGACTACCAAGAATACCGCTTTGCCAAGAATGGCTCACGCAATAGTGCGCCCACTTTGGTTAAGACGGATGCAGAGCCGAGCGGTTGGACAACTACACAGCCGACTGTTGGAACACTTGAATATCTTTGGATGGTCGTTGCCAAGAAAAGCGCAACGGGTGCGTTGCTCACCAATTGGAGTGAACCTGTGCGTATAACTCCTTATGACGGCAAGGATGGTGAGAATGGCAAAAGCCCAGCTATGGTGTATCGTGGCGTGTACGATAGTAACAAAACATATTACGGCAATCAGTATCGTGTTGATGCAGTCAAATACAACGGCACTTACTACGTTGCTCGTATTGATGCGGGAGAGTTCTACAATGTCGCTCCAACAAATACATCAAAGTGGAATAACTTTGGTGCGCAGTTTGAAAGTATTGCAACAGGATTATTGTTAGCCGAGAACGCAAATATTGCTGGCTTTATATTCAGAAACAATAGACTTGAAAGCTCGCTGTCTGATGCAAATGGACAACCAAATATTATTTTGGATGGCGTAAGTGGAAATAGCCGTTTTTCTGGAATATTAAAGGCGAGTCTTTATTATGGTAGTATGAAAAAAATAACAGATGCGACAAATAGAGAATACCAGATTGACCCACAAAAAGAGGCTTTCAACGGTTTCTTCATTGACGAACCGACAAATATACGCTTTGTGACACTACCAAAAGCAAAAGACTATGACGGTTTGGAAATAAAAATATATACGAAACAGTCACATTGGACACCCGACAGGTGGACTGTTGTGCAGTCACAATCAACGGATGATTTCTATGTCAAGTTAGGGAACATATATAATGTATATGATGCTAACGATAAGAAATATGTCGCAGCTCTTGAGAATTATATGACACCATACACGAATATAAAAGGTACTGGGTGTGCTATGATACCTAATGTGATGCACACGTTCAAAAGCATGAATGGGGCATGGTTCTCAATACAAGGTTTATATACAGGAGAATGAATTATGAGTTGGATTACAGAAAGCAACAGACAAAAGCGCTTTCTTTATGCCATTCCGTGTGCCTTTCTACTCACGATTTTATTCGTGGGTGGATTGGCTTGTGGTATGGAGTTTAAGGACAGAGCTTATGGTGGTAAATGGGATTGGTTGGACTTGTTAGCCACCATATTAGGCGGTGTTTTGGGGCAAATGCTCCAAATATTGTTGATTTATGGTATAAGGTGTGTTTCTTAGACACATTTTTACTACCTTTGCAGTGTAGATTTACCAAGTAAATTATGGAAGATGTAAGACTGATAGCCAAAGGCAGCATAACCGACCTATCGAAAGGCTTTGCATTGAAAGGTGGTGTGCCGTTCTCCGTGTATGTCCGTAGCAAGGAAAACACGATGTTGAGCGACACACTGCTTGAATGTAGGCTGATAGGTGACAAAGCGGTTGGAGCTTTGCCTGTGCAGATTGGCGACTGGACGCCCGCAATGATAGCGTACATTTCCCCAAACGCTATTGATTTGCAGAAGTATGAGGTATATTGGGGAGCGAGTGAACAACCAAATAAAATTGTATAAGCGCATGGGACTGATTTTAGGCAGCGGTTCAACGAAACCGCAATATCCTTACGATATGTGGTACGGTGTGCAAGGTGACTTGACAAGCAAGGACTACAAGCTCACAAGAGTTGGAAACCTTGACTTGCACCGCACGTTACCCATACAGAAGAAGTTGAGGCGTTTCGTGGAGAACACGGACGGCTCTGTAAAATACTACTTGCACCAAAACGACAGCCGTAAAAAGGATTCGGGCGCAAAGGCTACCATTGACAGCACGGATGGAAACGTGATGTTGGAGAAACCCAAATACTATTTGCGTGTTGAGTTCGAGGGTACAAAGTGGGTGTATGGCATTTCTGAATATCCTTTGCCCGGCTTTGTGGAAATGACACGCAAGACTTGCTCGCCTTGGTGCGCTACCATTGACCGTGACAATAACATTGCCGTGTCTGGCTGTTGGTTGCAATGGAATGGCGATGAACTTTTGCGTGATGATGAGGGTATATTGAAGTTGGCGGACAATGCCGCACGTTTCCGTGGTGGCAACGGCTCTAATTCGGCTTGGGATGGCACTTACCATTCTATGCTTGGTATGCCAAGAACTTCTATCAGCAAGGCTGGAGCAAGACCTTTGTGCAAGAATGGCACTCACCTTGGCGTGTATCGTGTATATACAGAAATAGCATGGTTACAGCGCATAGAGTATGCCTCTTTGCATTGCCAAGACACATACAACGAAACGCTGACCGCTGACGGATTCAGACAGGGCGGTTTGGGCAGTGGTCCCGCTGTTGATGGTAGTCAGTGGAATACATGGGGTGGTTACAATCCATTCGTGCCTTGTGGAGTTACTGCAACGCTCGGAAACAACACAGGGCGCATACCTTATATTATAAAAGGTTGGACGGGTGGCGATAAGACGGTGTATGTAACATCTTACCGTGGACTTGAAGCACCCTTTGAGTATCTTTGGCTGTTGGCTGATGATGTGCTGATACGGCATATCCCCGATACAGAGGGCGGTCGTAGTATCGCTTACCTGTGCCAAGACCCTACAAAGTTCACCTCACATTCTGACAACGCAACAACCGTTCCCGATGGCTATGAAGAAATGTGTGATTTGCCCCGTGATAGTGGCTATATCCTACACTTCGCCATTTCAACGAATGGTATCTGCTTCCCCGATGCAATAGGTGGTAACAGCAATCAAGGTGCTTGTGATTACTACTGGCATCCGGGCAGAACAGCAAGTGGATGGTGGGGTTTGCTTCTGTCTGCTTATGCGAGTACTGGTGCGTCTGCGGGTTTCGGTTATCTGTATGCGAAGTATCGTTCCTCGTACTCGGATGCGAGCTGTGGCTTCCGCTTGTGCCGTTTTTGACAGACTGCAAAAACGGTTCACGGCGCAACGAAAATCGGGGCAAAGTGAGTGAGAGAATAAACAGGAAATATTAAAACAAAATATTTTAAGTGTCGGTAGTATGGGGTTTGCTTCTGTCTGCTAATGCGAATAATGGTGCGAATGCGGGTTTCGGTTATCTGAATGCGAATAATCGTTCCTCGAACTCGAATGCGAACAGTGGCTTCCGCTTTTACCGTTTGGTTTCAATTGAGAAATAAGATACTGAAGCTGCCGACACTTTACCTCTTGGTAGAAAAATAGTGATTAACACGGTGCGAGTAAGAAAATTGAAAGCTCTGTATTAGACTAACGGCACATATAGTAGATGAACGCAAATACATATTTGTATCAATACTCCGACTTTGAGGATTGCGGTCTTTACATTGGCGATACAGGCAAGCTGGCTTGTTCTCCAAGTAAGAAGTTGAAGAACGTATATCACTTGCTCTACACAAACGAAAACTTGTGTCTGGCTCAATACAACGCACAGCACGGCAAAGGTGAACGCAGCGAGATTAACGATTTCAATGAGCATATTTGCGAAAGGCTTGATGAATTGTATGAAATGTTGGCGTATGAAACGTATGTACCCGGCAAGTATAAGGAAAGAAAGATACATGACCCCAAGGAACGTGTCTTGATGATTGCCCCATTCTTTCCCGACCGCATCATTCACCATTGCGTGATAAACGTGTTGGGCGAGCATTGGACGCATCTATTCATTGAAAACACTTACGCTTGCATCAAAGGGCGTGGTGTACACAAGTGTATGCTTGATGTGCGCAGTGCGCTTATGCGTGATAAGAAAGGAACACGCTATTGTCTGAAAACGGACATCCGCAAGTTCTATGATAACATTGACCATGCCGCATTGAAGATTGTGATAAGGTACACGATAGCGGATATTCAGATGTTGCGCCTGTTAGATAAGATAATTGACAGTAACGGTAAAGACAAGGGGTTGCCGATAGGGAACTACACAAGCCAATACTTAGCCAACTTGTATCTGGCTTTCTTTGACCATTGGGTTAAGGAAGTTCTGGCACCTTACATCCTACGCAGATTTGGAGTGAAACTGTATTATTTCCGCTATATGGATGATATGGTTTTCCTGTGCGAGAGCAAGGAAGCACTGCACTATGTGCTTGACATGACAGGCTTGTATCTCGCTGCCGAGCTGAAAGTGGAGTATAAGGCAAATTGGCAGATATTCCCCGTTGATGATAGAGGCATTGATTATGTCGGCTTTTTGCAGAACCATTACAACGTATTGCTTAGAAAAAGCATATTGTTGAAGTTCTACCGCAAGGCATCCATTATCGCTAAGAAATGTCCTATTAAAGATGAGAGTGATATAAAGCACCTCTTTTCGTCTGAATATGGTTGGATAAGCAGATGTAGCGAGGTACACAAAAAGAATGTCTTTAATAAAATTACAAACTATGGACACAAGCATTTTATCAATGGGTCTTTTGTCAGAACAGCGTCCGCAAGTGATAGACCCTTACAACAACGGACAGGGAACATTTCTCTACAATCACAACATAAAAGAAGTGGATGTAGTAGCAGACGAAATGGGCGGTACGCACATAGTCAAGGAGGGGGAAACTCCGACAGGCAAGATGTGGCAGTACGACAGCCTCCGTGTGGAATATCCCAAGACAGCCGATAACATTTTCAGCACGTTAATCACTGCAAAGTACCCGGCTAAGACCGAAAGCAAGTTGGTGAACGAGTATCAGAGTGCTACGCTTGGCTTGATGGATGAATCCGCAAAGAAACCTTATGAGGATTTCTTGAAAGACCGTCTGGCAATCCGCACGATGATAGACAGCGATTGTGAAACCCTTAACATTCCTATGGACTTATGAACGAGATAGAAGATTTCATTGAAGACCCCAACGAGAACAGCGACCTTTTCGATTGTGAGTTTACATCTGTGGATGCGGTTGTCAATCAGATAATGGTGTTCACTGGTTGGCAGAACAGAGCAACCGAAAATGGCGACCGTACACTTGTCGCTTATGGGGAGGGTTACAATCGGTCTGCTTTCTTCACGGACAGCAAGAAACTGAAAGAGGTGTTTTGCAATCCCAAGCGACATTATCCGTTCCGTGCAATCATTAAGGTTGTGAGTTATGGCAATATGTACGGTTTTCGTGTGTTCTCGCCTAAAAGTGAGATAACCAAGGAAGATAGGGAAAACTTTGAGTTTTACAAACGTACCAAGAACAGGAGAAGCCGATGAACACGACAGATGTAACAACCGTTGCGCATGGTATAAGCGATTTCGGTATGATGGCGGTTACGGCTGCTTTCTTCTTGCTGTTGTCGGCTGCAATGATGGTGGCAATATTCAAGTGGTTTAAGGCTATCATAAATCAAATGATGCAAGACAATAAGGAGAGCCTCCAAGAGCTTGCCAAGACCACAAACGCACAGAACGATATGTTACAGGACATTTCCGAGGGGTTGCGTACAGAAACACAGTTAAGAATACGCAACCTCACAGGTTTTGCCTTTGACCTATCCATTGAGCAAGTTTGTAGGCTTATCAAGCGTGTGCGTGAGGAAAACCACATCATAGACCACGAATCGACAGCTATAAAGATACGCAAATCACTTCAAGTTATCCATAACGACCGCAACAGCCGTTTTGACCCATTCACATACAGAGGTAAGCCAATATCCGAGTATTGCAACACTGATTGGGTTGAAGATGTAGCAAAGGTGGTAGAGGGCGAGATTTACAATGAGGATGGCGCAAACAATGCCCGTGCCTACACTAACGTGAAGCTCGCATACGACAACATCAAAACCGACTTCTACCAACGGCTGAACGCATAA